TTATGGTCGTTAGTGGCTTGATAATGATCATAAGAAACATTGATATACTTTTTTAAGATTGTTTTTGGTAGACATTCATTTTGAATAAATGTCAATCTTGGCTGCATGTACTTTATCAATGTGCATTGAACTCTACTATCAATAGTCTATTAAAATATTCAGTGCCGTCGCTACCCTACTGTCTATTTCATCTAAGCAATCACCAGCATCACATACAGTATCGAGCCGATAAACCATGTCGCATTGATCGCAATGCCTGAATACCATTTTTGCTTAACTTTTTGATTTTGGTTAGCAAAAGCCGCTTGACGCTCTGCTGTGACAGGCAAGATATTATAGGGATTGTTTTCCCCATCCCACATAAGCCGACGCTGCACTTCCGGATGCAGGGCAGGATTGGCACTTGATTGATAGATATTGCCTTCAGCAAGGTCTAAGTAGCTAATGGTGCAAGCACGCGACCAACCCATAAAAGTCACCTCATGGCGCAGACCAGTCAAATCTTTGTTTTTCTTCTCTTGAGCAATATCAGCACACGCCAATAATGAGATACTGACATCTGTCGGACAGGCATGAGCATATCTTGGGTCAAGCGGCAACTCGTCTGCAGGACGCTCCATATAGGTTCGAATAAATGTCCACTGGTCATAAGGGTTGAGCTGCATATCCTCAAGATTGATACTTTGAGCCACTTCTTCTGTTTTAGGATCAATCACATGCAGGTTCAAGGCTTCAAAGACGACGCCTTTGTTACGTCTAACTGAGGCGACAAGATCTTTATAATTAATTAAATGAAAAATCGGCTCTTGCTTGCGATTATGCTCGTAATAGGCAATTTGTTGAGTCTGTTTTAACAATAAAATCTTATTGTAATAGGATTTTTTATTTTTAAACTGTTTATATGCTACATACGGTAGTAATCCAAACATTAAAAAGTTTAAAATAATAATAAAAAAAGCTAAGAAATAATAAAATATAGACCCATCTTTAATAATTGCCATAACCATAGCTGTCATCAAAAAGAACGACTGCCCAAATAACCAACTAAAGCAATAGGTCATTAAGAAACCAACCAACTGGTGCGAGTTAATAATCGGGTGAAACAATAAATAATCTGGGTTTACCTCGTGTACATCACGGCTCAGCTTCTCTATGCTGGCTAATTTTTCCCGATACGTAGGTATGCTCCCTTCCCAAGGTCTACTTAGTAGCTTTTCGATAGGATGGGTATTGTTAGGAGGATTGTAAATCATTATTTTTTTTGCAACCTTTCTTTAGTAGCTATTATTATCCAAATAACTTACGTCTTTTAGAGGGTATGGCAGATTGCGACTGGTATCGGGCGTATAAGTGACGATAACTTTTGCTTTATTGATACTATGTGGCTCGAACTTCAATAACTGCGTATCAATGATAAATTGGGGTTCCGATTCTCTTTCAGTCTCTTTTTTTGTCACTACAGGTGATAGTTTCTTAATGGCTAATGACGTAATATTACTAGCAACCGGTTCATTACTAGCAGAGTTATGGAATGTCGCTTTATATAGATTTTGTTCTCTGCCGTTTTTATCAGCGACTACTTCTATAGTCAGTTGACTTGCTTTGTCCCAATTTCCAATGTGAATCTGACTTTCAAATAAGGTCAGATGCTCTTTTACAATCTCAAGAACTGGCGGAAGTCTTATCTCACTGTTTGTGCTTATTTCATGCTCCACAGGTACATTACCTTGAAAGGTTTGCAAACGATTATTGGCTAAGAACAAGGTACAAGCCGTGATAAAGCCGCTAATGTCTTGCTCCAAACTATTGAAAGGCGACTTTGACTGAAACGGATTTATCAGATAGTAATCTTGTCCTCGCATGGCTTTATGACCAAACACGCTGTTGTCTAACCAGTACTCTATTAATGTATTGTTTTTATCATCAAACTTATAGGCTAGGCGCTGAAAAGTATAGCTTAGGGTCATACCGACAAACATAATTGCCAATAGTGGCAGTGCTGGTAGTGCCGTTGGCGATGCTATTGCTAACAATCCTAAGTTTAATCCAGCATAAGCTGATGCTGCGATAGAGAAACCCGCTCCAACTGTAAAAAAGCCAGAACTCTTATTACCATCATTAAACTTACGATGACCATAAATCGCTAAGCTTCCTACCTCAAATGTCGCGCCAACCACACCTAACCATCCTGCGCGATAGACAAGTTTATTTGCAAAACTGGTTCTACCAAACACACTAGCTCCCGATGCTGCCACATCCATACTTGCTGTTACTAATGCAAGTCCAGAACTAATTGTGCCTAGCTGCTCTTGCGTTAACCGTAGTGGGTCGCCTGCGTATTTTAATCTGGCAATCGCTGGTACACTGGCAATCACCGCATTCAGCTGAAAAAATGCAATGAAAGCCGATACTCCTCCTGTCGCACCCGTCGCTATATTCTTGATGCTATTGTGCCACTCAATACCCCTTGCAGCTAATGCGTCAGCATCCAGCTGATCAAGATCAATAGGCTTTTGACCATCATTGAGCTGGCTTAACTCACTTATACCTTCACCTGTTACGCGGGCTTTATCAAAATATGATAAGACCCACTTTTCAGCCTGTTGTAGATTATCGATCTGCGGCGTACGCACAATATTAGTATCAGTAACGGTTTCCAAGATACTGGTTACACCTCTTTGAGCTTGTCTGGCTCTTTCATTAATTCTATTAACGACTGATTTTGGAAGCACTGCACCTAAGGCGAAATTTGCAAAGGCAGCCATAGTATCAGCCGTGGCAGTCACCTTTTTAGGAACAACTACTAATCCTGAATGACCATATACACTAAGCTCTAGTGCTTTATACAAATTTATAAACGCTTTTGAATCATGAAAACTCAATGCTAATAAATTTTGACTTAGTGTCTGAATCAATTTACCTTTATTGATATCAGCGCTTCGATTACTGTTGACTGTTATCTTATTCAACGTCTCAGCACTAACCCTTTCGACCATATAGTTTATTCCAGTACCTACTGCTTCAGAAGCTCTATCTTTCTTGCTAAAGCCATAAATAATCTCGACCAGCTCCTTATCCAAACCGCCAAGTGCTTTGAATAGCCAGTTTTGATTGATTTTGATGCTACTACTGATTTGAGGTAGTAATGCTTTTTTAAACTCCTCTTCAGTGGCCATATCACTTTTGGGTGCAGTAGATTCAAAAGCATCAAGCATGCTTTGTGGGATACCAATATTACTATCATCAATACCGCATCCAGCGATACAAGAAGCAATCATCGCCTCAAAATCTTTAGCAGTCTGTTCATCGTGAACAAGCTCAATGTCAAAGTCATTTTCTATAATAAATTTGAACTCTTCACTGGCGATTGCTTTGATAAAGACTTGACGAGCATTAACAATTTGCTCCTTAAGATCAATTATTTTTTGAGAAGACTGTAAGTAAGATTCATAACTGCTCTTATCGATATGCTTAAATATCAAATCATCTGGATCAGTATCTGAAAAACCTATATTAAGCAACGTTCCTACATAATCATTATCCCCCCAGTTGAATAAGTCTTTTCCTTCAAACTGAGTAGTCTTTATACTTGATTTTTCAAGGTTTTTTATGATTAAAGCATTAATAGTTTTACGAATATAATCATTATCTTCTGATAGTTCACTGAGTTGATTAATCAAATAGTTTCGTTTCTCCGCGGCTGCTATCACCTCTCCTACAGGGTCAGGTAAGGCGACCATCATAAGTGTTACTTTTTTTAAAAATTTTAATTCTTCCTCATCAGCTTTAGTACCATTTCCATTACCAATAATTTCTTCAGTGCCCTCTATCTTTTCACTGACACTTCTTTGCATACTTTGATACAGCGATAACGCAGTTCTTACACTTCCTAATATATCACTGCCGCCATTTCTCTCTAACACATTAGTTTTTTCGTTAATATCTCCACCTTGAGCAAGCTGCTTACGTTGAGAAAAACTTTTTATATACCCAACTTCATTAGTGCTCATATTAATGGTATTTGTATTGCCTATTAGTTCATCAACGATAAACTTTTGCATACGTCTATTACGTAGCGTTTCATCTTCAATGTATCTTTTTAATACGGATTTACTCAGCTTGGCATGACTCACCATTAGCCATGCCTTATCTCCTAGTAGCAAAGTAATATATTTGCTATCTAAGGTACTATGCCCTTTCTTGTTACAGTTAAATGGCTGTACCTCTTCGTCAAAACTGTCACTGCCAGACTCATCGATATTTTGTACGTCTATTTGTCCAGATCGGCTGGCTCTTTCTTTAAAATTTTTGTCAATATATGAGTTAGTACGTTTTAATGCCCCGTCTGCACCTATGTAGTACTCATCAAAATTATATCCTTCAGTATCCTCTATATAACAATATAGATAGGCATGATTTGGTAGGCTCGCAACAGCAGTATGACTGGATGGCATCGAGACAATTTCATGGGGGAAATATCGCTCATCCTGTAGTGTCACTTTATAATCCATCTTACTCAATACCACAGGTAATATCGGAATACCTGTTTTCCCGCATCCATAAGCGCATTTATTGGTAGCCGTTACTACGATGGTAGGTAATGTAGTCGAAGGTTCATCACTATCGAAAGGAGTTACAGGTACAGCCTTACTTACTCTTTGTGGATTCTTATGCTCATTTGTCAATCTATTCATAAAGCTTAAGTCACTACTCATCCTGCTACTCCTTGACTTCTAGGCTGTTCCAAACCCTTAACTATATTCCTAACGGCTTGCTGTTGCGTAATTTGACGCTGAGCAATCAATAGTGCTTGGCTCAGTACAGTCTTATAAGATTGAACATTGATTACCATTTGTTCTTTAAGCTGCCTTACTATCATATTTACCCACTCTGTCTGCTCAAGAAGGTGCCACTGCTGCTGATTAAATCTAAAGGGCAAAGGTCTTAGCTGCTCTAATGCCACTTGAGTATCAGACGGATATACTTCGCTAGGTGTCGGCAACGTTATCTCTGTAAAGGTGTTATTCCAGTCTACACAGTGCATACGAGGTAGACCCAATTGATATACTTGCAACTTTTGCTGACTAGTCCATAAATAGGGCAGTAGCTGTATTACTCTCGGATCCCAATAACGCAGATAACGGCGCTTGTTTGATCCTAGTCCATACGCTTGACCTATCAGATACAGGTTCTGTTTGAGTTTTTCAGTAATCGGTTGCTCAAACAACCACAAGCAAATGCTACGTGAATGCGGACGACCTGCTATATCGTTGGTATTCTCATATATTGCTAGGGCCAATAACTGTTCTAGTAAGCGCTTACCAGTACTGTTACCTAACTGAATATTAACAACGACCAAGTCATCGCTAAAGGTATGGTGAATGCGCTTTATACGCTCAAATGGTAAATCTACACCGCAGTCAAGAACGTTAAAGACTTCAGCCCCATACGCATTTAGATCAATGAGTAGAGTGAGCTGCTGATAGTTATTATCAGCAATTATTTGATATACAGCTTCAAGCTGATTTTGGTACTGTTTCGTGGCTTGAATATCATCAAGGGGCTCTAGTTGTGGAAATAACATATTTAAACAGCTCCGCCTTTTTTGCCAGTGCTACCAGCCTTGGCAGAACAGTCGGCAAGCTCGTCCTGAGGCATGGTAATCGTTGGGCTACTTCCGCCCCCACTACCCCAATCCACCTTACTTGCTTTATAGCCCACTTGGCTTGGCGTGATAAAAGTCACATTACCGCCAGATATCTCAATACCACTGCCAGCAGCTTTTAAGGTCAACGTATCAGGGACAATAATCTCAATACTGTCTCGGCTATGGATGCGCAGTACTTGTTCACTATCGAGGCGCATCTCGCTTTGATGCGCTTGTATGGTCACATCACCATGGGCGGCGGTATGGGTTTGTGTTTTGTTTGAGTAGTAATGCATGTCACCTGCGACCAACTGATTCATCTGCATTTGACTGTGATGATGGGTATCTGCTGCCGCATGACTATGCATACTTTGGGTGCTGGTAAATTGGCTATGTTGTCCACTTAACAGTGCGAGGTGACGCTGGGAGTCGATTAGCAGGTTAGCTTGCTGCCATTGTCCAGACTCGCTCAGCGCAGCATCATTGGTATCTTTGCTAAACTTGGCAAATGGTGTTTGAGCGTCTTCTTGGTTTTGGCTACCTTTTGGTTTGTTATTGGCACCGCTAGCCAATCCAACGGGCTGATGGGTATTGGCGAGTTGCTCATACGCTTGTTGATGCTGATCAGCCGTTTGTAGTTTGCTATGACTGTCATGACTCATATGAGGGTTTGATAAGGGGTCTGCTTGCCGACTACTGATATGCAGTCCTTTGCTACCTTGTACATTAGCGGCTGCCTCAGTTTCTATGCTGATGCCGCGTCCACGTGCAAGGCCGCGCGTGTGGTCAGTATGTTGATATAGATGACCGATGGTCAGGCTGCTTTGGTAGCTTGTACTATAGACATTGATTTGCGGACTCTCAGGATGGGCATCAAACATGAGCTGGTTGTAGCCGTTAGCGAGGCTGTCTTTGGTCGTATCTCCCGTACGGCTTGAGTCGATACTTTGGGTTTTAATACCGTCTATGGGATGGGCATGACTTTGATTAATGAACCATGTCGGACTAGTCGCATCGATAAAGTCTGTATCACTTACTATACTGTTGTGCTGAGCATCACTGTTGCCCTGACCGTTGTGGGTGCTACCGATGATGATAGGGTGATTGATATCACCACCGATAAAGTCGATCAAAACGTGTTGACCATGTCGCAGTGGATGGGTCTGTCCCATGTGGTCGGCAACTAGATGGCTAGCAATAGGTACCCAGTGAGACGTGTCACCATCATTATCTTGTCCGCCTTCATCATTTTGCCAGTGATAGCGAATGTGGGCACGATGATTACGATCAGTATCAATAGCGCTGCCACTAGCAGTATCGACAATACTGGCACTCATCAGACCGGTGAGGCTAGGATGCGGTTGTCCAAGGTTTGCCAGCTGTTCGCCAAAGGGAATATGGTGATGGTGTGGAAATGGTAAGTAGCAAGCAGTGATATGATGGACGTGGTCAGTATCACTATGATCGTTCACATTAGGCTGTAAAGTAATGGGATCAAAGGCTGCTATGCCCAACCAATCTGCGGGGAGGTGGTTGTTGATACGGTGATGAATAGATATGAGACTTATTGGCTCAGTCACATAAGGATTGCCATCGAGATAGTGAGTACTCGGCAAATTGAGATGACGAATGTTACCAGCAAGGCTACCTACATTAGCAAGCTGCTGAGCATTCTTTTGATAGCGAATAGCCAACTCTTCAAGCCCTTCATCATCAAAATGGGTATGGCTGTGTAAGAAGCGGGTATGACTATTTGGACTGTTCGATTCGATAGATTGTTCGCTAGTGCCGCTACAAGTATAAGTACCTGTTAAGCGATTGTCATACCGATATAGGTCGGTTTGCTGGGTATGCTGCGCAACACGAGGTCGAATGGCAGTAACACGATCCTGTCTGTCGGCAAGGTTTGCTGGGTTTTGGCTTAAAGTGCTGCGAATGTCATTTGCGTCTGGACGCAATGCTTCGGCATTATGTGGCAATAAAACCAAAGTATGTTTGTCAGCTTCATGACGGTAGTAGCCTGTAACGCCATACAAAGCAAGATACTGAGTTAAATAAGCCAAATCCGTTTGATTGTATTGCACGCTGTGCTGAATATGATAGTCGCTCAAACGCTCGTCGATCTCGATGTCCATCCCATAGGGGCTTAATATATCAGTGATGAGCTCGCTGAGGCTAAGGTGATGATGGCGACGATTATGGCTAGCGAGACGTAGCTGGTTTAACGCAGGCTCGCAGACAATACGATAAGCTGCCATACCGCTATTGCTGCCCAGAGCTACTGCTTCCGTAATAATTCCATGGCGAACTTGGCTAGGAATTGTAGCGTCGTCAGTGTTCCAATGAGTCGCCAGACTTTGCCCGAGCCAGTCTTTTATATTGAGTCCTGCCTGCGGATGCAATAAAGTGATGCTCATCCGGTAGCCGCAATATAGCGCAAGCTGGCGCTCTTGATAAGACTGCTGTCGTTGGTCGTGATGATAAGGGCTTGGATAAGCAGTTGGCACCGGCATGAGAGCAGGTGTCTCCCAAACACTATCTGGCAGTGGCATTCCCAGCATGCTTTCAACAGTATCGGCTTGCTGAATAAGACTGGTGGCAATATCAGGGTGGGCACTACTGATTTGTAGATGTCGTTTTGTTTGAGTCCAAACCATGATAAGCCCTTCTCTATCCGTCCAACGGTTGAAATACTAAAATCACAAAGTCAAGATAATAAGATTAAGCGTCTTTTGTACTGCCAACTAACTTACTAAGCTAAGCAATACTGTCCTGAATAATCGCCATCAATACCCATCGTCAGACGACTCTCGTTTGGGCTGAATACCAATCATGTCAGAGAGCGTCGCTAATTGATCTTCATTTTTTATGATATGAGTCAGCCACTGATCCAGCGGCATATCTGCCCAATCAATCGCTCGTCCCAGCAAAAAAGTCACTGGGCTGTGCGGCTCATTGGTCGCAAAGTAATCTTGGATTTGACCCAATAACTTGAGGGCCTGCCGGCGGTTGCTTTGATGATCGCGATTGCTCGGATTAAAGCTGGTTGGCTTAGCGTTTGTAGAATTGCTTGCTTGTCCACCGTTATCCAAAATAGACTCTTCATTTCCTATAACATCGGCTGTATTGTTATTTTCTGTACCAGCACCGTCTACATTGATAGTAGACTCTGGAAGCAATGAGCGCAGATGCTGACTAAGGGCTGCCAATAAATCCGTCACTGGGGCAAACACGGGCGCATCCATACCCATGAGGTCGTTCAGCTGGTCAGTAAGCGCCTGCCATTGCTCAATGATGGTCGTGAGATTGGTCATTAGCGTTTGTTGCCATGACTCACTACTGTTTTTTATGGCATGATTATAGTCACTCAGTATTAATTGGTTGGGCGTTTCACCATCAGGATTTTGTTGACGCTGCTTGTCATGATCGCGAGCGGTTAGATAATAATTGTAATTATAATTGCCAGCTTTGGTATCAGAGAGCGATAACTGCTTAAGGTCATCAGTCAGTGTTTTGACAAACCATGACAGCAGTCCTGCCCTAATATCCATGCTGTCTTCTTCACCATCGAGTGGCGGATACATTGTGAGCCAGTATTCATCATTGAGTGCTTGTAATAGGCTAATGCCATGACTAATACCAGCTAAATGGTCGGTATGACTGAGCGCATCGACATACCAAAGCGCCAGCTTCATGTCTTTACTGGTACGGCTCAATAACTCTGCACATTGCTCTTTGACAAAATCCCAATCAGCAATTTTTAGCTCAGTGACCCAGTTACCTTGTGCTAACAGTGGATCGTCCTCTTGACGAGCAGCAATGATGGCATCCACACGTGGGTCAAATATTAAATCTTCTCCCACGCCATGATGACTGCCATCAATAGGAGCAATCAGCGTGTCAATCGAGGTCATTAAAGAATGATCAGTTTTCATTATAGGGACTCTTCCTTAATCGGTTTTTTACGCTTTGTCTTTTTGGCTGGTGCATCCTTAGTGGCTTTTTTGCTGATCGGTTTTGTGGCTAAAATGGTCTCAGTATTAGAGCTACCCTCTATCTCAGTTTTGGTTTCACTGTATTGCGCCATTTGGTTGAGCGCCACAACAGAATCGCAGTCGAGGCGATAAGCAAAGTTATCATCGGCATCGACGAATACCGTAATCTTTCTTAGCACGCTTTGACTGTCATCATGAGCCAGTAGCTGACTTGCCAGCTGTGGCAATAGCGTATGACTAATGATGGCATCAGCGTTACGTGCACCCGAGTCAACTTCATGACAACGAGATAAAATCAGCTCAATTACTTCAGGGTCAATGACACAAGGCACGTCATAATTGTCACGAATACGATCGGTAATCTTGTTCAGCTTGAGACGAATAATTTCTGCCAGTGCGTCATCGGTCAACGGATAATAAGGAATCACCGTCAGACGACCCAAAAACGCAGGTTTAAAGGCTTTGTATAAATGCGGATTAATCACCTGCTTTAAACTATCGCTGTCTGGCAAGCTAAAATCAGTATTAGCAGGATCTGTATTGATACACTGCTGCATAATCTGCGATGAACCAATATTGCTGGTCAATAAGATAAGGGTATTTTTAAAATCGATTAAGCGGCCTTCGCTATCTTCCATGACCCCTTTATCAAAAACCTGATAAAACAAATCCAACACATCAGGATGCGCCTTTTCTACTTCGTCAAGTAACAGTACGCTATAAGGACGACGACGGATCGCTTCTGTCAACACGCCACCTTCCCCATAGCCAACATATCCTGGTGGCGAGCCTTTCAACGAGGCAACACTATGGGCTTCTTGATATTCTGAGAGGTTAATCGTAATAAGGTTACGCTCACCGCCGTACAGTACTTCAGATAGTGCCAATGCGGTTTCTGTCTTGCCTACGCCACTTGGGCCCACAAGCATAAATACCCCTTGCGGACGATTGGGATCATCTAGACGTGCTTTGGCGGTATGAATACGTTTGACGATGGCGGCAACAGAATGGTCTTGCCCAATGACGCGTGCTTGTAAGGTATCCGCCAAGGTTAATATATGGTTTTTTTCATTGCCTGTCATATCGTTAAGCGGAATACCGGTCCAATCTGAGATAATCTGTTTGATGACTTGGCGATCCAATACGGCATGGATGAGTCGATGTGCTTCTTGTACCTGTTTTAGCGCTTGCTCAATCGCTTGATACTCGGCTTGTTTGTCTAAGCGCTCCTTTGCACTAAGGTTATCAGAGCCCTTAATTTTGCTATTCAACTGTTGATTAAGCACATCAAGTTGATCATTAAGCGTACGCTGCTCTTGCCAACGAGCCGTCATATCAATAATGCTTTTCTGATTGGCTTGGCGCTGCTCATCAAGCACCGCTATCTGCTGGCTGACTTTTTCTTTTTCATCAACACCGCCAATACGCTCAAGCTGCTGACTGAGATTGTTGATATGCTGCTCTAACTGCGTGCCTTTTGCTTTTAATTTGTCGAGCTGATTGGGCATAACAGTCTTTGATAAACTCACACGGGCGGCGGCAGTATCCAATACACTCACCGCTTTATCAGGCAGCTGTCTGTCACTAATATAACGGGCTGATAGCTCAACGGCTGCTTGTAGCGCATCATCATCTATCAAGATACCGAAATGCGCGTGCATTTTGGCGCTTAAGCCACGAATCATCGCCACTGCCGTGTCAATATCAGGCTCCTCGACTTTGACTACTTGAAAGCGACGCGACAATGCCGCATCTTTTTCGAAGTACTTTTTATACTCCGACCAAGTCGTGGCGGCAATCGTTCGTAGCTCACCGCGAGCCAGTGCGGGTTTTAGCAAGTTGGCCGCGTCGTTTTGCCCTGCTTGACCGCCCGCCCCAATCAGGGTGTGCGCTTCGTCAATGAATAAAATGATTGGCTGTACAGACGCTTGTACTTCTTCAATGACTTGCTTCAAACGATTTTCGAACTCGCCTTTGACGCTCGCCCCTGCTTGTAGCAGTCCCATATCGAGACTACGTATCGTCACGTCTTTGAGTTGGTCGGGAACCTGACCTGCCACTATTTTTTGTGCCAAGCCTTCTACTACGGCAGTCTTGCCCACCCCGGCCTCGCCCGTCAAAATCGGGTTGTTTTGGCGACGACGGATTAAAATATCGATCAATTGATGAATCTCAAACTCACGACCAATGACTGGATCTATTTGCTCAGCAGTCGCTTTGGCGGTTAAGTCATACGTGTATTTGTCTAGCGCAGGTGTGGGCTGAGCCGTTTGCGCAATGTCTACATTCTTATTATCGCTGTCACCATCTGTTTTACTTTTGTTGAGATTGGCGGAACTACCGCCCTCAGTGCTACCAAGGCATTGACGCTCATAGTCGTCTTTTAGCGTAAAACGATCAATATACTGAAGCTGCTCAGGCAGCGCATGAAGCAATGGCTGATAACGCTCATGAGTCAAAAGCACCAGCAATATGTGTCCAGAGCGGATTTCTAGTGGACTATTGTTATTCTCACTTTGGCTATATTGGCTACTTGCCAGCTCCCATGCATCTTCGAGCAATGCCATCAAACGCTCACTAAAGACAGGTGTTGAGCCTGTTGCCTGTCCAAACGCACCCAATAAATCTGTGATTTCTGCTAGTAGTAACGGCTGATTAATTTTATTCGCTTTCAATATTTGCGCCACATCATTATGCGCAGTGGCGATGAGTTCATGCAGCAAATGAATGGTATCTACTTCGCGATGTCCTTTATCAATACAAAGCCGAGCTGCCTGCTGCAAACACTGTCGGCAGCTCGGACTCAAGCGGGTAATCACAGCTTTTAACTGACTCATAACTCTCTTCCTTTAGCATTCTTATTGATTTTGAAATTATAGTTATAGGGTTTATATATAGTGTGTACTGATAAACCGCTTCTGAACCCTAGTAGCCATTTACTGAATCGGTAACGCATAGCGGGTGTCATCGTGATGCGCAGTAGCAGGCTGCGATACCAAAAAACCACCTCGTCCCAAGCCGCCAAAATGACTTTCTGATAAAGACAGTGGCGTAATATGTTGCTTATCCAATTCCAGCTGCATTTCAACCGCCAAACATACCCCGCACCATTTACGAATAAAGTCGATGATAACTTGGTACATATCGCCTGCAGGTAACAATCTGAGATAACGTTTGGCGTCTAGCTGATGAAATACAATTCTGATCTTGCTATCAAACTGTACAGCACGCGCGCCACAAAATGCTGATAGCCCAAGCGTGGCATGTTGGCCGCCAAGCGCCGTCTGTTCAGTTGCGGGCAAATCAAACCATTCAGGCACAAACTGCTGCACACTCACGGTGCTGTCTAGAAAATGAGACAATACATGCGCCAATTGATCGGCAGTGAGACGTCCTGGGGCTATCATGCCTGCATAAGCAATCAAGCTATCGATTGCTGTAATCTTTTTAGGCTGGCGTGCCAGTGCCCGCAAGCTAAGCAAATAACTGTCCTTTTTGCGGTTTAATTCATACTGTAATGGCAAGTTATAAAACCAGCTCGCTTGGACATAAAGGTCTGTCAAACGATGATTAAACAAATCTAAAAAGGCTGGTGCCGCCTTATCTTTTACATGTTGTACTCGCGATGCCAAATGATCGGTATACATCGCTGGTAAAGTAGACAACGGCCCCGTCAAGCCGATCACTGCTGGATAGACTTCCACCTGCCTAACGTTTATCTGACTCGCATTGGCGTCCATACTGTCTTGAGCAATTAACGACAGTGACTCAATTTCAGCTTGCGGATAAGCCAGCGACAAGGAGGCACGGTAACGTATCTCAATAGGAGCATTGCCCATGTTGGGCTCATACTGAACCAAACGAAGCGCTTGCAATAGCTCATAAGTTTGAGGCGCTGCAATGAGATCGGTTAAATAAGAGGACTGAGACCACTGCGTGGCTGACATCTGTATATCTCCTCCTTGGTCACAGCATCACTAATGGCAACCTGAACAAAACTGTTGAGGCTGGCGTGATAGCCAAAAACATGAGCCAATAAATGGGCAAACTGGCGAATACTGACACCAGCGAAATTCTTTTTGTTAATTTGAATATCAATCACAGTACCACGCACAAACCCAGGTTGCGGTAAACGCTGGATACGCCGAGCTTCAATACTGGTCGCGACAGAGACAATTCCTTCCACCAATAGTTTGTTAGAAGCCGATTGCGTAATATCATATAGTGACAAATACTCTTTCATGAGTTCTGCGTCTTGCGCGGCAAGCGACAAAAAGTTTAAACTAACCAGAGAAATCAAGCGCCAGCGTTCCTCCCCTGTATATTCAAACCTTGCCGTTCTGGTTGGTTGCTTTAACAACGACAAACTACTAAAACCCGTCATCCCTTCACTAAACAGATCACCGCGGCTTTGACCGAATACCACTTGAGCGGGCAGATCTCTATTGGTACACAATAAAGAAGTACTCATACTTACCGCGCCTGATAGTTCTTCACGGTTTTTTTCGACGAACATAATCTGATATTCAAAACCCTGCTTAAACTCCGCCATATCCTTGTCACGTTTAACGTGGTAATAACGGCCTTCGTCTTGTTGCTCATAGTGATTGAGCGCATAAAACGGATGATACTCACGCTGTATCAAGCGATTATCATTTTGTTTGGACTCTATAACTTTTTGAACCTCATAGATTTCATGCTGAAAGAGCGCACGTGTATCAGGTACTAGATCGTAATAGATAGAACGATGCGTGACTTGAATGGGCTTGGCCGCTGCTTTGAATAAGTTTACGACAGGCGTGCAAAACAACTTGATACTAGAAACGCTTAACTGCTGTAAGTTTTTGAGTAGAATGGTATTTTTTTTATCAAACTTAAAATAGCAACGAACCTCAAAGCCATTATTATCAATTTTTAGATCAGGACAAACATGACCCAGATTGAGGCGTAGAAAATTGAATTTTTCAGGAAAGTAAAAGTACTCTTTTAACAAGGCGGACGCAGCATTGCTAACGCGGTGGCTAGGAAGAATTTGCTGCTCAGGATCAAAACCTATAATCTCAAACGGGCTGCCAACTGTCTTATTAACGTGCCTGCCATGGAAATGCGTTTGCCTAATATCGCAGCCTAATAAATCCCACAAACTGGTGCCTTGACTGGCATCTTCGTCAATATACAAATCTAGCGGATGATTCAATAATGATTGGTAATCGAAGCTTGGGTTAAGTCCTTTGAACTTAATACTAATACAGCCATTAAGCAGTCCGTACTGATTGTCGTATACTTCTTGACGTGTCTCAAAGTCAACGCTATCTATTTGTAGCGGTAGCAAGGTCACATCTTGGGTTGACTGAAACTGACAAGGCGTCCCATTTATTTTTTGCGTGGCAAACATACTTTGTTTGGGAACTAAGACTGCCTCACTCATCGCATTGCCTTGTACCCCTAAATTAAACTGGGCAATCGAGACAGACGGAAAAGGCTTGAGATAATCGGGATAGACAACTTCTAATAATGATTCGGTAAAATCAGCATACGAATCGTCTAGTTTTTTATTAATACGCGCACTAATCAGTGAAAAAGCCTGTATCAATCGCTCAATATGCGGATCATCTACTGTGTCATGTCCCATCAACAACCGATTAGCTATTTTTGGGTATTTTTTAGCAAACGCTTTTGACTGTTTATTAAACAGACTAAGCTCATGCTCAAAATAAGGAAGTAGACTGTCCATGACGCCTCAATATGTTTATTGCTAACATAGTCATCGCTGCCAACTAAAGAATGTTGGCGGCGCTATTGGTTATTTGATTAAGTAACGCTGTGAGCTTGGCTCAAAAAACGCATCAAAACTGACCAATTCTTGTGCTGGGTAAACTTTCAACAAAGCTTCAATAGAAAAGCATAACTGGTTGACATCAACGGCCCCAATATCTAAAGATACTCGAACATTTTTTAATCGCGTGTCTTGCTGCTCAACGGTTTGGGCGATTTGTCGACATATATAGTCACAGTCAGCAGGATTGGCGCTACTGAGTCCCACAAAGTCCAATATGCCAAAATTCAATATGGATGAACGCACTTGTTGGTATGCTTGTAGCTTGTGAGATATCACACAACGCGTATTTAATAGAGACTCTAAATCTTGCGCGACCGACGATTTTAATTCATCAATATTGAGACGGCGAACCACAAGTTCATGCCCCAGTTCACGAGGCTGATCATCAAACAGCTGTTCAAATAAGTTTGGGCGAAATCCAATGTCTTTGGTAACATAATGCATTGATACGATCCCTCTCATTTGCAAAAATGAAAAAGAAAGGTCTAGCTATAAACCTTTCTTTTTTGGCACGATAGGTAAAGAACCTCTGATACTACCGTGCTTAGGCAGTATAAGTGGCAGTGTTATTGGCTAGTGACCACTTCTTAGTGACTGCGCCTTTGGCAGTACCATCGATATCTTGTTGCGTGTAAGTCCACTCAACCGCGGCATACTTGATACCAACTTTTTCAGTTGGGACACCTTCCGAACGTACTGTAGGCTCGACACTAGCAATAAGCGCATGCTTCAGCTTTATCTCAAGATATTTAACACGCTTATCGCCATTCGCACGATAAAAATCAATTTGAATTTCATCAAAAGTATAACCAGCAGAACAAGCTTCCCATAATTTAGGGCTCGTAGAATCCAAATCTTTTATGAAAGTCATATCAGCGTGCTCGCAACGCTCAGAAGTATGACCACCAACACTACTTGCTGTTGCTGATTTTGGCTGACGGATTAAATGATCCCATGTATTTACTTCAAGCCAACCTTTATGCTCGCTATCACGAGATTCCCCATCGATCTTGTATTTACCACGAAACTGAATATAAATATCTTTCATATCACATACCTTGTTTTAGGAGGTTTAGATTTAACATTGAGTTTAAATAAATGATTAGCTGTTGCTAGCCTGCGGCAGTTGAGTGACCAGACGCAAAGAAACAGACAACTCGTCAAGTTGAAAGTGTGGTCTTAAGAAAACCACTGACTTGTAGACACCAGGCTTACCTGGCACTTCTACAACTTGTACAGAAGCTTCGCGCAGAGGATACTGGGCTTTTGCTTCTTGTGAGGCTCCATCGTCTAGCAAGACGTAGCGAGAAATCCAGTCATTCAAGAAAGATTCAACATTGCCAGGTGCCAAAAAGCTACCAACCTTGTCGCGCATCATTGCTTTTAAGTAATGAGCAATACGTGATACGGCCATAATGTATTGCAGCTGAGTTGATAGCACAGCATTGGCATTGGCATCGTCGTTTTGATACGTTTTAGCTTTTTGAACGGACTGTGCACCAAAGAACGCTGCATAATTGGTGTTCTTGCAATGGACTAATGGAATGAAGCCCAAATCGCTTAACTCTTTTTCACGGCGGTCAGTAATAGAGATTTCAGTCGGACATTTAAGCGCCAGATCTCCTTCATCCGTCTTGAAGGTATGCACAGGTAGATTTTCTACCAAGCCGCCACCTTCGACCCCGCGAATAGCGGCACACCAACGATAATCAGAGAAAGCTGAGGTCAAACGTGATGCGAAGGCATAAGCAGCATTGACCCATAGATAATCACTATGGTCATTACCAGAAACCTCTTCAGTAAAGTTAAAGCCTTCAACCACGGTTCCATCTTTAGGGTTGTAGGGCAAACGACCTAAAAAGCTAGGAACAGTGAGCGCAACGTAGCGGGCGTCTTCTGATTGTCTAAACGCACGCCAGCGGATGTACTCCGCAGTCTCAAATATTTTTGATAAATCTCTAGGGCGACCAATATCTGTAAAAGAGTCCAGCCCAAACATTTCAGCAGAGGCCGCTGATACAAAAGGTGCATGAGAAGCCGCAGCAACATGAGATAATTGCTCAAGTAGATACATGTCAGCATTTTGACGAGTAAACTCAAAATCACCAATAATGGCTGCGTATGGCTCGCCACCAAAACTACCAAACTCTTCTTCGTATATTTTCTTGAATAACGTGCTTTGATCAAAATCTATTGAAGACTGAAAGTCTTTAGTAAGTTCACGTTTGTTGGTATTCATCATGCGTATTTTTAGCATTGATTCCGACGGTGTTTGACTACACAAATAATGTAAACCACGCCAACTGGATTCTAATTTTTGAAATTCAGGCGCATGCATCACTGTCGTCAGCTGTTTAGATATCAGTGCGTCAATCTGTGCAATACGAGCATCAATCGATGCTGATAAATTATCAGATAAAGTCACTGTGCCTTGCATAACTTCATTAGCTAGCTCTGCGATTTGCGACTTTGCACGATTCTTTTCTTCATCAGACTTGGCAATGTTACTTTTAATAACGATTTCTTCGAGTAAGTCGTAGCTTTCGTTATTTAACGGGTCGGTTACTATATTCTGCTGGGCCTGAGCATTCATGGTTTAATCCTCACCCTCAGTTGGGTTTTGTTCTGCCATTTTTTTGACCTGCTCTGTATTTTTGAGCACATCATCCAATAAATCTTCCAGCTTTTCATTAGCCGATATTTTATTACGTAAGTCCGCTAGACGATCGCGTGCCTCTACCAATTGTTTTAACGGTTCAATTTGTTTGGCAACGGCTTCTGGGCGAAAGTCATCAATACTATTGAAAGCTAAATCAACCGAGAACTCGCCTCCTTTATCGCTCAAATCATTACTAACACGGAAAGCGGCTCGAGGAGCTAATCCTGACATCACTTCATCAAAGGTATCCAAATCCACTTCGACAAATTTTTTGTCTTTAAAACGGGGTTGCTCAAGTTTGGAATCTCCTGAAAACTCTCCTAATACTCCAACTACGAAGGGGATTTCTTTCGTTTCAAGTGAATCGCCAACTTCGACGTCATAAGTGAGGTGCACTCGAGGAGCACGTACTTTTGCAAGTTTCTTCTGCACACTGTCTTGATTTGCCATAATAAGTTGCCTCAGCAGTTTCTAATTTCAACGTAATATACTGAATGGATCAGTGGATTTGGCATTACTATTTTTTGGAGATGATGGGTTAGCCAATTTATTGACTGGTTTTGTTTTTGGTACTTGGCGTGACGGTCGCTTTATAGCTGCTTTTTGCTTAACAGGTTTTGCTTGTCTTTTTGCCACTGTACGCTTCCGACTTCTTGACTTATTCTTTACTTTAGCTTTTTTAGGTTTGACAAAAGGTGCTGAAGATTTTGGTAAGGATTCATCATAGTTAAAACCATAGATATCACCATAGATCTTACTCAAAGCATACTGATAGGCGGTTAAAAACACCTCATCAACTTCATCCGTCAGGTAGTCTGACTGTAGTTGGTCTTGAGAGACGACAGCACTACTGTTTAACAATATTTTTTTGAGCTTAGCGGTGCTATGACCCAAATCTATTGCCTCACTAGCGGCATAAAGGGCATAGGCATGATAGTCATTGTTGTAGTAAGTCTGCGCCAGAATTTCCCATGCTAACGAGTCACTAGGGTTACGAGTCACTCTCTGATTTAATTCTGTGACAAATTGACGTAATTGGGGTGATTTTGCATCAGAGTTTTTGAGCATCTCAAATTGATTCATGATGCTAGCACTTGGATCCTTTTCTTGTATTACTAGCTCACTATGCGACGTATTCATGGTCAACCACATTATTAAAACGCCAGCTGTCATGGTTCTTGTCAGTTTAAAATTGACTTTGGTATTGCTTTTTATACTGATCATCGTAAGTTAGTGCTCGTCATTATTAGTAAAAGGATGTCGCTGTCTACTCAAAATTGATTCAATTAGAAACGTTTACCAAAGTAGTGATATTGGTCAACGTTTCTTTAAATGTCGATTTATCCCTATCTTCCATCACGGCATTATTGTGATAAGCATCGACATTACTTTCCATCATTTTGACTGCTGATAACATAGCAATCTGACGTGCTTCAACCACTTGGTTATTTATACCAAGAGCCTCCTCAGCTGCTCTCAATGCACGTGCATAGTGTTTTTCTTCATAATCTTTTTTGGCAATCGCTACCCACGTTTCAATATTACGTGGGTTGGTGCCATCCATCTCATCGTTATCAAACATATATACCAGTGACGGCTCACTCAACTGTTCAACCACGGGCTGACTGAGTTGACGTGGTTTATTTTCCGTCGTTGTGGTACTACAACCAATCGCTAATAAAGCTGTGCTAAACATGAACAGTAGCAGATTTGCTGCCTTAAAATTATTACGGTAAATAGAATTCATAAAGACAATATCATCACTAAAAATATAAAGAAAAGGCAGTCAAATTGGATTTATATAGAACTAAAGTTTGCTATAAACAAAAAATCCGTGGTGTTGATTATACATACACTTGACAAAATTTCAATAAACTCTATACTTTTCTCATTAAATAATCGGGTTATCTCTAAAATAATTTCATTTTCTTAATACCAAATAGTAACGATGGTACGCTTAATATGTCTTACAAAACCGCTAGATTACACAGTATTGTCGTTAATTCTAGCTTATTCGAACAAGATATATTTTATCCCCTTGCATTTTCTGAAACGAGCAGTATCAATCAAAACGATAATATTTTTATACTAGTGTTTATTAAAATATTTTTAGATTCGAACGATTGTTTATCATTAATTAACATGCCTGTATACCTGAGTATACTGTCATCCAATCGCATTGCCACTTCTCGTACGGGACTGATAAAAGGTGTCAACTATCAGTATTCAGACGGTGCCATACATTTCTACACTTTAGAAATTGTCAGTCCCGATTGGCAACTGACTCAATCTATGCATACTCGTAGTTTCATCAATCAGTCTACCCTCGATATAGTGACGACTATCCTTAGTGACTATGATATAAAGTGGCAAGTCTCTGAGGTGCTACTGTCATCAGAACGCTTGTCTGAAACGCTATCGATACGCACGCAGTCAGATATTAGTGACTATGACTTTGTCACTGGATTGCTTGCTGATATTGGGGTATCTACCTTGTGGGTATCGAGTGATTCAGTTGATGATATTGGAACATGGTTGTTAGTCGGTGGGTTGGATGAAAGCGAGCTGTTACCACTAAGCTACAGCTATGCTCAATCCTCAGTACAATCCGGTCAAGACAATGTGAATACGCTACAAATGAGTAATCAGCAGCTTGGTAGTCATACGGTGGTGGTCCGAGCAGATGGTTTGGCCAATGATACTATCTATGAAGGGCAAGCGATTGATGACTCGCTTTTAGCAATTGATGACATTACAGTATTACTGGCGGCACCGTCTCGAGTGAGTAGTGATGAATCCGCAAATCAAATGGCTCAGCAATGGATACGGGCAAATCGTTGCCTGCGAGAAACCTATCAAGCCAGTGGCGCGATGCGTGGTCTTTGCATCGGTAGCCCAGTTGATATCTGTGATATACCATCGATTGGCCGCTTAACGACTCGCTGTATAGATACCATCACAATCGGCATTGAACCCGATAACGACAGTACCTCCTATCATCATAAGGCGTTTATCAAAAAGTGGTTAGAGCAGACTGTACAATGCATGCAAAACTATGTCGTGAATACTACTGACATAATTCTTCCCCAAAATGCCTATGACATTGCCTGTGATACGGGTATTTGGGTAACAGCAACCCTACTTGACTCCACTATTCCTTACTGTCCTTATCCCAGTCATCTGTCGTTGGTCAGTAGTACCTATCAAGGTCTTGCTCAAGCACGTACCAGTAACATTAGTGCACCCACCTACGACTCTCGCATCACTGACGACAACCTACACCAAACCATCTCTACTCCTGTTTGGTCAGGGATTAGCCCTCACGATGATGGCACTACTCCGCCCCTACGCTCATTACAATTGTCATCAGGTGCGACACATGGTTGGCAGTTTGCCCCGCGTATGGGACAACCAGTGTTGCTTAGTCATTGGTATGGGGATATTGACAGTCCGGTGATTAGCCGGTCACTGTTTGACGGTATCGGTATGGGCGATACGGATGAGCATGACATCACTACCCGTGATGCTGGCTTATCTAACAGGCACAACGTACAAGGCGGCACCTCCCCTAGATGGCATGGCAATGGTTTGGGACACTCGCAAATCAGTGAGGACGATATTCACAGCGGCTGGATATCGGGGATTGCTCAGTATGGACTAAGCGCTGAGTCTGAGGTGACGTTCAGCTTTGATGATACGCCAAACAAAGTAGGGCTACAGTGGACGGTCAATACTGGGTCAAGTGCAAACAGCGAAAATCCAACCATCACAGAGATGGCGACCTTTGCGCCCGATGAACACGTAGTAGAGCTTGGCGTCTTGCGGCATCGTTATAGCAATCATCAATCAAGTGACCGCGGTCAAGGGATTAATGTCGCCACCGATCACGGACTACAGGTCAGTGGCGATACAGGTGTGTTGCTCTCAACCTTTGGACTCAGACACTCACAATCAGAGCATGAGTCGGCGTGGGTCAATGATGCTGGACAACAGCAACTTAAAATAGGCGCTGAGTTGGGTGAGACGCTAAAAGAGGCCAAACAAGCACATCTACAATCGATACAGACTCTGAATAATGTGAATCAATCGATAAATGCCTTTAAAACCACGGCACAAGTGATAGATGAGACACTCAATGCGGAAGTCTTAGGTGCACCCGATGTGATGCTGGTCAGTCGTGACAGTATTCTTGCGTCTGCCAATAATACTCTATGGACAGCGAAGACGATTGTCAGACAATCAGGCAGCACACAGTCAGATGTGGTGGCAGGCAATTATACGCTGACGGCAGATACAATTGACTTGCTCTCAGGTATTGGCGGTCAAGCAAATCTATCAGGTCTACATATCAGTGCCAATACCAAACCTGTGGCGATACAAGCGCAAGGTGGTGAGTTGCAGTTGCACTCTCAGCAAAGTATGACAATTGGTAGTGAGTCGGGACCCGTAAATGTGTCGAGTCCGAAGCGCATCAAGCTGCAAACATCAGCAGGGGCTTCGATTACGATTGATGATAGCGGGATTAAGCTGGTTTGTCCGGGGACGATTAAGGTGCAGGCGGTGAAGAAAAAGTTGATGGGTGGTGCGAAAGCCAATTACTCGCTGCCAATGATGCCGGAGACTATTCCGCTCTTTAGTAATAAGCTTGATGTTTATGACTTGTTTTATCATGCTGACTTTAATGAAGTAGATTACGTAGCAATGTTAGATGATGGTCAGATAGTAGAAGGAACATTAGATGAACATGGGCGGACTAATAGATTGATCTCTATGAAGTCTGAAGAAGCTGAAGTATTAGTAGGATATCTGAATAATTGGAGTATAGAAATTGAAGATGATGATGATGATGATGAAAATGAAGAGGTAGAATTCGAATATTCAGAAGAATGCGCTTGCCAAGCGCCAGAAGAAGATATCGATCTTTTAGAGGATGAAGAATAATGTCAAATACTCAAAAAAAGATCACTGCATGGTTCATATTGCTTGATGCGAAAAGCAAACTTCTAAAAAATATTGAATATAAGGTCACAGCAGTTAACAATAATAATGAGGAGGAACACGTAGTTAAAGGTAAAACTAATAGTAAAGGTGCAACTTATGAATTTATCAAACCAGTTAATACTGTGCTTTACCTATATATAAAAACTGGCACTAAAGACTTTGAAAAAGTTGCAAAGATACTACTACCTCAAACTAAGAGAAGCCAACTTAAAATTAGAGCTAGAGTTAGTGCGATTTTGATTGACTCAAAACTGAAGAAATATGGCAACGAAGCAGGTAGTATCAAGCGTAAAGATCATAAAATAGTTAAAGGCGATACATTGGAAAGTATAGCCAAAAAGTATAATACAGATATCACGCAGTTAAAGATTTTGAATCCAAAAATAAAAAACATTCATAAGATATTCGCAGGTGATTGGTTAAAAGTTCCAATGCAAATTGGTGATGGTGGCAAAGAGTCGGAAGATAAGTCCTCTCCATCAGTTTCGAAAAATCCGACTGCGAAAAAAAATAAAGATAATGAATCTAAAGATTCAAAGCAACCTTGGTATAAAAAAACTTGGGATAGTATTAAAGATGTTACTGATAAAGCAGATGCTGCAATTGACAAAACTGAAGAAGTCATTAAACAGAGTCAGCAAAAAATAATAAATGGAACTCTTGATGTGAAGGAACATGTAGCTGATGCAAGCGGAAAGTTACATGGCACCCTATTTGGTGATAATACCAAGCCATTTAAGAACAATGACACGAATAACTCCTCCAAAACCGAGTCATCAGATAGTAAAAGCAAATCTAACGAGCCACAGCTAGATATTAAGAAGGAAGTAGGTAACAACCAAAAAGGCAATCCTGCTGAACAAATTACTTATGATAGTGATACTACGGTTTACCATATTTATCATGATGGGCATATAGAGCGTGCTAACAGGCAAGCCGTTGGGTATGCCGCATTTATCTATCACGATGAAAGTGGTTCTAAGCATTTTCTAGGAAAAACTAAATACTTAAAAATACCACGTTACGGCGGAGGTGGCCATATATACTTGGTAAATATTGGCGGAGATAAAAAGAGCAACGGTATTGATGATAACAACCTATCAAATATAGAAAAAGAAAAAAGGTTGTCTAAATACAGGAAAGGTAATATAGGCTACAGCATATATATGAACTCTCAGCAGTATCAGCGCTATTATCTGTCTGGAGTTGCTATGGCTACATTTTTAGGTGCTCTATGCAAATTGGGCTATGATGACATTTCTTTTAATGGAGCTAGTAAAGTTGACGGAGGCCCTGGTCCTAGTAGCAGTCATACCAATGGCAAATGTATCGATGTGAGATATCTTCGAAAAGACAGAAAAGCGCTAGAAATGATATTGAATAATCACAGCCATGACTCTCAATACGATCACGATAGAAACTTAAAACTTGTTAATACTCTCTATGAGTTTGGATGGGGTAAAAGAAAAAGACCTAACGATTCTATCGTAAAAATGCTTAGCGTATATTTCACTAACTCTCAAGCAGGGATAAATAAAAGTTATATTTTACCTCATTGCGGTCCTTATAAAGGACACGATAATCACCTTCATCTTCAGGGTTTAGTCGCGAATATAAAAGATATCGATGTTATTCACAAGACTTCTAGAAGTGAGACAGGTATATGCTCATGCAATACAGACCTCACGTTAGAACAGTTACGAAAAATATGTACAGTAAGAGATAAATCAACTTTAGAAAGTATTTTACCTCATTTAAATAAGACTTTAAAAAACTATAAAATCACTACATGTGTAAGAAAAGCTCATTTTATAGCTCAATTAGCGCATGAATCTGCTGAATTTAAATATAACGAAGAAATTGGCACTACAGATGCTCATTATGGAGGTTATAAAGGAAGAGGATATATTCAAATATCGCTAAAAGGTGCTTACGAATCTTACGGAAAATACGTAAAGGTTAATTTCTTAGGTTCAAATAACGTTAAAATGGCACAATTGCCTTACTCTATTGATTCGGCTGGATGGTTTTGGACTAAATTTAAGTGGAAAGACCTAAATGAGTTAGCTGACAAGAATGATATTATTTGCATCAGTGCTATCGTAAACGGTGGATTTAACGGATTTGATGATAGGTTAAAATACTTTAAACGTGGTGTCGAGAGTCTTAATTTGAAATCTTGTAAAAACTTAAATTCCATCAACCTTACCCATTTAACTACTTTTAACTTTCCTGATAGCATGGTAACGGAAATGATTGGTGAGAGCTTTGGTTGGGGTTTATGGCATGATCCTGCTAAGAATAAAAGTGGCGTTACAAAAAGTGTAGTAGTTGCAAAAGAAGGATATGTTCACTTTATAAGACTAGCTAATAAAAAAGGTAGCTTCGGAAAAAGTGAAAAACGTTATGGATGGACATATGATGATGCTGTAAATTATGCTAAGCAAAGGGTAGATAAGTTATGATGCTAAATAAAATTTTGTTTATATTAATATCTACTTTATTGGTAGGCACAGGCTGTAATCTATCCACTGACTCTTCAGCTAATGATAGCTCATCTTCTAGTAACAACTTATCTTTTTCAATTAGCAGTCAAAATGTAAAATCAATATCCCATTCTCAAAAACCACCTGAAAAGAAATTACTATGTCTAATGGATAATAGTAAATCAATAAGTACCTACTATGATCAGAACCTTGAAGAATTAAAAATAAATGGTTATAGCACATTCACATTGGAAAGTATTAATGAGATAGAAACAAGTGAGACTCGCCCTCATGAGTTCACTCGTATATATAAGAATAAACAAGGATACATAGCAACATTAATGTCTCAAAGTTTTATTAGACGTTTAGAAATAACGAATAAAAGAAACCAAACTAAATCATATTCATTTGATTCTGGATTAGAATGCAACACTCTGCCAAATAGTAAATATTCAACCTATATAGTTAGTGTGGATAAAGCTTTCATCTATAAACAACCTTATCTTGAAAATAAGACTTCCTCGTATTTCATAGCAGGTGATGAGATTAAGGTGCTATCTACTGAAAAAAATTGGATACAAACATCTTATTTAAAAGGCTCAAAGAAAGGCTGGTTACGTCTCAACGATCTTAAAGCTCTAAAAAACTTAGACTTAACTGATGATAAAATACAAGATAGACCTGAAGAAATCCGAGCAGATAACCCTATCAGTTCCAATCGAGGGAAATATATTATAACTAAAAATGGTATTGGAAATATACCTCTTGGACAAAATTTTGATCCAAATGGATTTGAAAAGTTAGAAAGCCAATTAGAGGGTGTTGATAATTGTTTTTTAACTACTTCAAAAAAATATCCTAAATATCAACACTCTTTGTATTTTCAATTTGTCGATAATATTTTCGTAGGCGCTAGCATCAGTAGTATGGGGGACAATAAAATACCATTTGAGTCATACAATGGCATCAAGATCGGAGATACTACTGAAACTGTAATGAAGTTGCATGATAAGCCACCAGACGAAATTTTTAATAATATACATTCCGATGAGCCCATATTTATCTACTGGACTGATAGCTCTGAAAAGATAGGCCTGCGCTATGATATTTTGAGCGAAAAAGTGGTAAGTATAGGGATTCACTATAGCCCATATATTCGTTACTTTGAAGGTTGCGGTTAGGAGCTAAGTCACCCTACCAATAACCACTCTAACCGAAAAAACCTCACATCTTAACGACATTGGGTTCTTCTGTTTTAAGTATAAAGCTTCCAATTTTAAATAGAAATCTTTCTTACCTAATGAAAAGCTGACTGATTGTCCTTTTCAATCTTCATCACAACTATATCCTCATAACTAAGTCAAAAAAAATCCGACCACCTAAGTGATCGGATTTTTAGTATTTGGTGGAGATGGCGGGAGTTGATATACTGTGCTACATACATTGATATACAAGGCTTCCAGCATGAAATAAGCTCATGGTGTGTCATAGGTGTGTATGATATATTCAATATTTGTTTGCTATTATTCTAAATATTGCAGGATAATAAGGTATCTCTAGATACAAATGTTAGTACTTAGTTATTTCAAAGCAGTTTTAGCTGTTATTTATCTTCTTTAACAAATTGACTATAAAATATTAGGTCTACTAATATTTTATGATTTAAAAGAATAAGTAGTTGATTAGCTTCTCACTATCGATAGATGATATGATTTTACCCGATACTTAATAAATCTTTTTTAAAGCTAAAAACACTATGACTCAAAATTATACTAATGCTGATCAAAACCAAGCAGAATCTCAAGCTATTATGAAGTCTGATAAAAATAGTAATAGCCTTACCCTAAAGGGTAAAGGTAGCTTATTGGCATTAACAAATTCTATCATTAGTTCAGCAATAGCCGCACGTAAGGCTGGTCAATTAGCAGTTGATGATAGCTGGATACAGGAAATATGGGATTGGGCAGATGAATTTGAACTAACTGAAACACAAATACCACGCAATAAAGAAGATTTAATAAAACTAGAGTCTTTAAATATTGAAATGTGTCGCTCTGAGGACCTTGAGAACCTTTTGGAAGAGAAAAAAGAGGCAGAGGAATCTCTGAGAGTGGAAAATGAAAGACTACAAAGAGCGAGGGATATAGGACTACATATTGGTGGGATACCTCCAGAGTTTATAAAAGTACATGACCTGAATAACGAAGTAAGACGTTTGGAAAGGCTCTTATCTACCACTAATAAAATTAATTCTATACCTGTTGAACTGAGCCATCTCCAGAATCTTATAAAGATTGAACTTCAGAGGGTAGATTCTAGTAATTTCTTAAAAAATGCCCAGTCATTTAGTAATTTAAAGACGTTAGTAGCTATGAGATGTAACGTCAGTAATTTTTTCGAGGAAATTTGTCAGCTGAAACAGTTGACTGATATTATTATTCGTGGATCAGAGATAATAAATATACCTCAGAGCATCCGTCAGCTTAGTAACCTGACTAAACTTAGTATCAATAATTGTAAGTCAATAACAATCCATAAAGATATTCATCATCTTAGTAATTTAACCAAACTTAGTATTGATAACTGTAATTCGCTAGAAATTCCTGAAGCTATTTGTAAACTCATAAATTTAACTGAACTTAATATTACTAATTGTAATTTATCAGAAATTCCTGAAGCTATATTCCAACTCAAAAATTTAAATAAGCTTAACATAGCAGGCAATAACATTAGTACATTACCAGAAAATATTAGCAAGTTAAAAGATCTTACTAGCCTCAATATTAGTAATAACTATATTACAACCCTACCCACTAGCATGTGTTTGCTTGAAAGTTTAATTTCATTTCATATAGACGTTGGAATTCTTAAAGATTTACCAAATTATGGTTACAATCAAGCGTTAGAAGGATTTGATATTAAAGTTAATGCAATAAATAACCTTCCTCTAAGTCTTAAATTAATTAAAGAGCATTACTTCCATGGTGAAGAGGACCAGCCTTTCTAATACTACTATAGCGATATATATAGTAAAGAAGTAAACCCCTTTTCTTAACTTTTATAATTCTTAAATTGGATGAGTATGCAAACCGAAGCAATATTTGAAGACATCGCTGAGCGAATTCGCCTTGAGCTGGAGCAAGCGAAGCAAAGCATCTATATTGCTGTCGCTTGGTTTACTAATCGCACTTTATTTAACACGCTTATTGAAAAATCAAAAGAGGGTGTCACCGTTCAGTTGATGCTATCAAACGATCACATCAATCAGCAAAGTTATGTCGACTACGACCAATTAAGTGTTGGCAACTCTGCTGCCTATCTAATCGGTGACGGTAAAACAAACCTTATGCACAATAAGTTTTGTGTGATTGACAGTGATACTGTGATTAATGGCTCTTATAACTGGAGCTATAAGGCTGAGAAAAATCATGAGAATGTACTGATTACTAAAGGCGATACCATTTTAGCTGAACAATTCATTAGTCAATTTAAGAAAATCCGCAATACCTACTTTGATCATCAAGATAGCACCCCAGACTTACCACTCGATAAAATCATCAAACGTCTCGAAATTATCAAAAACTACGTTATCCTAGAGGATATAGATGATATTACGCGCGAAAACACCAAGCTAAAGACATACGCCTTTCAACAAGACATTGCTGCTATCACCCAAGCTTTACAACAGCATAGCTTTGATACTGCAATTACCCTCATTGACCAATTCATCAAAAACCATCATGCCTTGGTCGTCTATAAAGATATTGATGTCAAAGCTTTGAAATTAGAGATCCGCCATCTTGAACACCAACTCAATGCCTACGACAATGAGAAGATTGAATTGGATAAAATGCTTTCAGAATTTCATTACCGTCATACTAATGAGCTCGGAAGCTACATCAGCCGATTACTACAATTACGCAAGTTATCTACCAAAGATAATCCTGAAGAGTATGCAGAAGCCGTGCAAGATGAAGAAGACTACAACGAGCAAATTGAAATTGAATCAGAAAAAATAATTTATGAGCTCGATGAGGAAGAACGCGTAGAGCTAAAGAAGACCTATCGACAAGCCAGTCAAATCTGTCACCCTGATCGTGTTAGTGAAGAGATGAAAGATATTGCACAAGAGGTTTTTATAAAACTCAACGAAGCCTATGAAAAAAATGATGTCATTGAAGTGCAAGAAATACTGGCGGAGCTAAAGCAAGGTATGTTTAAACCTCGCTCAGAAACGGTTAGCAAATCAGAGCAGCTTAAAGCCATTGTTCAGATATTAAAACATAAGATTGAGAAAGTCGAACAAGAGATTTTTGCGATCAAAAACAGTAAAGACTATCAAACCATCAGTAGTATTAACGATTGGAATGCGTATTTTGAAGAAATAAAAGCACAACTGAAGGAAGAAATTGATTACCTTGAGACTAATAATGTATAGGTGATTTTATTGATTAGACGCATCTACGGTGCTAACTGAAAATATGTCTTTTTCACTAAATATTTGGCTATTTCCTGTGTGTAATCCGTGTACGTCAGGTGTGTATTATTACGATATTAATCGTTTTTTTCGTATCTATTGTCCTGAACAAAAACATATTGTAGGTAATAAAAAACCCCTCAAAGCGTTGTGCTATAAGGGGTTTTCGCTTTTAACGTTTGTTACTATTTTATTGCTGGTTTGTTGCTTTTTGTATTGGTGGAGATGGCGGGAGTTGAACCCGATATCATCACATTCTATCAAACGCTATCAAATTCATACTTAGTAATATCAATGACTTACGAAAATTGAATGTGATTACGTGTGATAGTGTTTGATGGTAGGCTGTCAAAAATCATGTCAAGAATTACGACTATTGTATTTTTGCTAAAGCATTCTTATAGTTTTGACGATCTGGCTTTAACTTAATTACAGCTTCGAGCTGTGCAATTGCTTGCGATTTTTTACCAAGAGCTAAGTAAACCATTGCAAGCTCATATTTAGATTGGTATGACTCTGGCCATCTTTTTTGAATTTCTAAATGTGTTTTTACAGCTTCTTCTAACAAACCAACCTGACGAAAATAATACGCAAGACTGACATGGTGTGCTGGTATATTTGGCTCTAATGCCAAAGCAAACAATATATGATCTTTTCCTTTTTCGTAATTATTTAATCGATACAATATATTCCCCATCATATACTGACTATAAGATGAAGCAGGATACTCAGCTAATGCTAACTCAAGAAACTGTCTGCATTTTTCATTATCTTTATTTTGATAAGCTAGCCAACCATGATAAAAATTATATGCAAACTTATCATAAGACATAGCACGACCTGTGTCTGATAATTTTAGCGAATCACTTCCAGACATAAAGGACCAAATCAACGCCAGAAACCTGTTGCTGGAAACAAAGGTTCTTAATACAGTATGCTCATCAGCAGGAAACGTTACTACTCTCACATTTTCAAAATCTTTGACTGAGTCAGCACAATATAAGTCAACTGGATCACGTTCACCTGTATATATATGAAAAACCGCACTACTATCTTTCATTGATGATCGAATATCTGGAAAGTTGACAGGAGCACCTTTTGGCATCATTTTTGTAGAGCGGCTGCTAGGGAGTTTGAGCTCAATTTCTGGGTTGAACGCTAGTACATTGCAATTCAATGACGTGCCATAAAGCAAGGCACCGTATGCTCCCATGCTTGATCCACATGTATACATACTTGTTATATCATGAGCTTCCGCTAGCGATTTAATTGCTGCAATGGTTCCATCATGGGAGTCAGAAATGCCCGGTATGCCGCTTTGATACCAGTCATTGGTCGGAACTCGCAGAAATAATATGTTATGTGGTATTTGGTCTCTCAAGCTCCATAAGTTGAAACGGCCAGTCTTTGTTCCCGTAGCACTAAGTACTATTAACAACTTGTTTGAGTTGGGCTTCGCGTCAAAGTAGTGTGTATCTGATGACAATGGGATTGTAGTATTTATTTCTGCATTCATTTCTATAATAGTCCTCGGTTCCGAATAACTCATACATATTTTGATAGCTGTTAAATTTACAATAAATTAACGACAGTTAGGTTTGATGTCTAAATTCAACTGTCGTCATTACACAACCAACTTAGAACTCTGAGAGTGTATTGTAATAATTATTCGTCATCTATAAATTCGAAGCGTCAAGCCGAACTTTAAGAGCTTGAGTCTTTTTTAGTCTGTCTATAAAAGACGTATTATTGGGCGAATACTTCACAGCTCTTTTCAGATAATAAATGGCCTTATCTACATTTTCCAATTTCAAATGGCAAAGACCAACGCCATAATATGCTGCAGCGTGCTCTGGGCGAAATCTAATTAACTTCAAATATGCTCGCTTCGCTTGAACAGTCTCACCCATTTTTCGTAGCGAGTGAGCAAGACCTAATTGTGATCCATCACGGCCACGCAGTGCATAAGAAACAGAAAATTGCTCAAATGCTTCCACATATTTCCCGCTACCCATAAAAGCATCTCCAAGCAGTCTTCTCGCTTCATCGCATGCAGGATACAGCTCGACACAATTTTTTAACTTAGTGATAGCAACAGAGTAGTTTTTATCTCTTATGTCACACCAACCTCCATAAAAATTTGGTGGAAAATCTTTGTACTCGAGAGCTGCTCCAAACTCTTCCATGTCTGGAAATTCACTTCCATTTATCCACCCTAGAAGCAATGGCTCTAGACGGTCGCGATTTCGTAGATATCCGGCTGGACCATGTCCAACATCTCTCATTGTATGTACTTTAATGCCTGGTACCGATAACATTCTTTGTGCACAGTAAATATCAATAGGGTCTTCTTCACCAGCAAGCAGAACAGCATCAACACCGCCTTTAAAGGTCACTGCCAAATCTTGATGTTGCATAGCAACTGATCTGTTTGCTTTTCTGAAATATTGGCTATGCGGTATATCTAATAAAGTTTCAGCTCCAAAAGCTATAATCTTTGCGCCAAGTAAGCCGCCAATTAGCAAGGCTCCATATCCACCCATCGATTGACCAGTACAAAAAACTTCATCAACATTCTCCTTCAACATCCAATTTTTGATAGTCTTTACTGTAGAGTCTAGATCATCCCCAATTCCACGAATTCCATCTTGATACCAAGAATTACACCAACCATTCACGAAAAGAATATTCGTGTGTTCTGCCAAATTATGTCCAACTTTCCAAAAGTTGAATTGTTTTGGTTTGGCGCCTGTAGCAGTAAAAAAAATAACAAGTTTATTAGATTCTTTATTGTGTATTAGTTGATGGTGATTTCCTGATATTTGTAAACCCTCATCTTTCTTGGTATTAGAAGATAAAAATTTTCCAAACTGGCTTTTGATGATCATAAATTTATGCCTATATAAAATAATAACAGTATACCTGCTTAGTCAATAAATCAGCAAAACTTGTCACTAGTTAAGGTGAAATATAGTGGAATATTTTTTAATTATTTGATGCTACAAATCGCAAGTTTTTCACTGCTTCATCGACTTGGTTGTATTCAGCCGCTTACTATAAGTTGTATTTTTAGGGTCGTATTTAAGCGCATTCTTAAAACAACTAACCGCACCTTCAAAATTTTCTAACTTAATATAGCAAAGACCAAGTCCATAATGTGATGGTGCGTTTTCAGGAAACGCTTTTATTATTTTTAAATACGCTCGCCTTGCTTGAGATATCTCACCCATAAAGCGGAGTGAGTTAGCCACACCTAAATGTGATGGGGCGCGAAAACGCAAAGCAGATGCTACAGAAAATTGCTCGAAAGCTTCTAAATGCATTTTCTCGGCATTAAGTGCAACACCAAGAAGCCTTCTAGCTTCATCGCATGCAGGATAGAGCTGAACCGCTGTTCTTAGTTTAGTTATTGCCAAAGGATAGTCTTTGTCTCTTATAGCGCACCAACCAAGATAGAAATTCTCAGGAAAATCTTTTTCTTCAAGTGCTCTGCCGAACTCTTCCATTTCAGGAAAGATACTTCCATTAACCCAATCTAAAAGCAATGGCTCTAAACGATCACGTTTTCTCAAGTATCCAGCAGGATCATGCCCGACATATCTCATTGTGTGAACGTTAACAAATGGCACTGACAACATTCTTTGTGCACAGTAAATATCAATAGCAGCCTCTTCACCAGCAAGCAGTACGGCATTTAAGCCTGATTCAAAGCTTACTGATAAGTCTTGATGCTGAATAGCAATTGAACGATCTGCTTTTCTAGAGTATTGACTGTGTGGTATATCAAGTAAAGTCTCAGCACCAAAAGCTATAATCTTTGCGCCAAGTAAGCCACCAATCAACAATGCTCCATACCCACCCATTGATTGACCAGTGCAAAAAACCTCTTTGACACCCTCTTTTGACATCCAACCCTTAATATTTTTTACCGTAGAATCTAAATCAGAACCAATCCCACGAACACCATCTTGATACCAAGAATTACACCAACCCTTCACAAAAAGAATATTCGCATGAGCTGCTAACTCATTACCGACTTCCCAAAAATTAAATTGTTTTTGTTTTGTGACTGTATCGCTGAAGAAAATAATCAGTTTTTTAGATCTGTTATTGCGTATTAGTTGATGGTGTTCTCCTGATACTTGCAAATCTCCATTTTCTATAGCGCTAGGAAATAAAGAATCTCTAATATATTTGGGCTTTCTCATAATTTGTACCTTGGCAAAATAAACCCATTATAACCGCTCAACAAAAATTATCATTGTTTAAGGTAGAATATAGTCGAATATTTTTTAATTATCTGACGCTGCGAATCGTAAGTTACCAGCAACTCGTCGGGCCCATCCCTTACCAAAACTGATCCAACCGCGAAGGCCTGTATAAAATTCAATACGCTCAGCGTTAAATAAAAATACGACATCATTTTTATCCATTGCTGCGACTGCTGCAAGCGTACGTGGACCAATCAAACCATCAGCACTGGCACCGACTGCTCGTTGTAGAAACTTAACGGCTTGTCTATTACCGTGGTTATACGCAGCGTCTGTTAGCTGCCATGCAATTAAGCGGTCTAGTTGATCACCTTTAACCGCTTTATAGTATGATTTCTCAGTGATCTGCTTTGCAAGGGACTTTGGTAGCTTGCGCATATCTCCCCAGTAGCCGTGTGCATTAGCGACACGCTTAGTCACGCCATACATGGTTTCGCCACCGGGATCGTCCCGGTGATTGACATAACCGCCTTCATGGTCCATTAATCTATCAAAAATCATGTCGTAGATACTCATAGTTTTTACCTTGTTTCAGACATTAAAAAAGCCCCAATTTGGGGCTGTATTTAATGTTGATTATTATTTACCAAAGATTGCAAACGCTGCGTCTTTGATCTCTTTGATTACCTCAGCAATCGTTTTACCCTGCCACAATGCTACAGCTTGATAGACAATGCCTATGGCCAACATGCCGAATACTGCCCAAACGAGCATGATTGCGCCTTGGGTCATGACGCTATAATCTTGATAGCCCATAAATTCAATATGCGCGGCACCACCAAACAGCGAGATTGTGACAGCGATAGTAAACTTTACTATCACAGACATATTGACTTGTATCTTGCCGTCTTTGCCGATGTCACCTGATAGCATCAATCCAAATATTGCACCAATCACTGCTGCAAAAACTTTAGGTAGAAATACCATTAGCTTTAATATGATTAGCTCTAAAAACGGTGTGTTTTGTGGCATAACGCCCCCTCAAATTTTAGTCGTAAAAAAACCCTCTTAATTGAGGGTTTCAAAAGCTGCTGGGTTTAATTAACGCTCATACCTTTCGATGCGCAATAGTTTTTCGCAAATTCGTATTGTTGCATCACTTCTTCCTGAGTAAAATGCCGCTCATAAAAAGCAGCAAGCGCAATCTGAGCTGACGAACCACCAGCACCACTTTCATTACCTAAGAACATTATATTTTCGTCAACCTCTAACGGCCGCATTGGTGCGGACAAACTTTCAGACCAAATAACGCCAAGTGCAGGTACGTAAAATTCGGCTGTATTTGTCTCAGTATTAACTGTTAGACACGTGAAATACCACTGACTGAGATTAACTCCCGTTTTTAATGGCTCTGGAGTATTTGCTGAGCTAAATATCGCACCCGATAACAAGTGTATAACAGGGCGTAATCCTTGAGTGCCACTGCCAATAATTGCCATACCAGCATTATTTTTATATTTTGGATGACTGGCATTATGATAATCACCCGCATAAAACTGTAGACCAGTGGTTGCATCACGTTTAACAACTGCAGCAAGTGTAAAGCTCTTACTACTGTCTCGCTGATAGTTTGTTTTTAGGTAGTCTGTCGTACCTTGCCCTTGTGCATAATCCTTAGTAAAAACAGGACTGCCGATTTTACTAAGTGTTACACCAGTTGGTAGAGTTGTTATTGCACCATTTACAGATGGTACAAATGTCATCGTGGGATTTGGCAAAAACGCAGTGGTAACTACGCCAAGCGGTGACTGGCCAATATTGACGTTTTTTAATCTAATTACTGCGCCCATTGAAAATTCTCCTTTTGTGAAAATAAAATGCACCAGTTGTATAAAGTATAGGGTGTGCCAGTATTATCTAAAACATTTGATACAGTATCGTCAGAATCTCTTAAATTACCTCTTGCGCCAGTCACTGGGCCTGCGTCTGCGCCAGTCGTGCCGAGTGCATAAGTTACTGTGACCGATGATGTTGGGTCAGTAGCTAATATAATGTTAACCCTATCCCCATCTTTGATGCTGACGCTAGATATGGGTAATACCACACCACTTGAATCTTTAACTATAAAGCCGTAATCACCTGGGTTTGTTACCATTGATGTGTCAAAAACCAATGGTCCTACCGGCACATCAAAATAGATAGTCACTACTTTGCCAGTACGTATAATGCTTGCAGGCTGTAGGGGCTTCCAGTCAGTTCTTTTATTAGTCAACATCCAATCCATCACTTTCCCAAAATACGCTCCAAGCCATCTATAAGAGTCTGCAATCATATGTACGCCGTCATAGTAGTGCATAGGATAAGTAGCACAAGCGACTTTAAAGTAAGGGTTTTCGTTTGCTAGCTGCAACTGAGCGTATGCAATATCAGGACTACTATTAGGTGTACGCTTAGTGTGACTAGATACTTGATATGACAGCATCATCGGCTTTAATGCTGGTTGGTTGATATCACCCTGATAATCGCTTACTAACTTAGTCAGCGCTGTTTTGTATGCAATGGCGCTTAAGCCAGTGCTAATATCTGCTTCGCCTTGCACCCAAAGTACAAACTGGGTTAAACATGAGTCGCCGCGCGCGCTTGCGTAATCCCTGTATCGTTTTGATTGAGCGATTCCGACGTCGTAATTTATGGTGCCTTTGGATAAGCCAGCTATCGCGGTTGCACCATACCCATGCGCGGATGCTAATATTTTTGATGAAGACTCTCTTATATCTAGCGATTTTTGTAAGTGTATTGTTGCAGCGTAAATAGGGCTTTCTTTAGGGTTTGGATTGAGCGCAGGGTCAAAGGCTACTAAGCCAGTAGAGCTGAGCGGCAAGCTATCGATACCTTGTTTGGCTGATCCTTGTTGACCATCCTCAATGCCTGCATTGGGTACTAACGCATTAGTAGCCTCATCCGCGGTTGACACTACAGTTGCGCCAAGACCTAAAGATAATGATTGTCCATAAATTGCAACGTGGATAATATCGGTAAAAGGTCTTGTCATTGGTTTTAATAATGAGTTGCTGTTTTTGGATATCGACTGCAACTCTCCATTTAGATCTAGATAGCATAGGATATTACCGCTATCATCTGTAAACGTTAATGGGTTATCAGTTAGGTTTGAGTCGTACCATTGCATTTGCGCTGTTTCTAATCGATCTGTTTTGACGCCATCAAAATTAGCAGTTAGCTCACTATCAATATTTACCAAAATATTATAGTTATCATCGGTAAATGTTAATAGTTTGTCTGCATCAACTGCCTGACTCTCTATAGCAACGTCGCCAAGTGCAGTATCGGTATAAACTTTTGCTTGAACGATTGGGTTCCATTCCAAGAACACCCAATCACCATCAATTTTTTCATAGAAACCATTTTTATCAACATTATTTATAATGGGATCATTAGTAACAACGGCATAACTCTCGTCGGCACTAGCAGCCCCTTCTGTCGTCATCTTTTCGAAAGTGGAGTAAGGCGTTGCGCCAAGCAATGCACTTTCTACAAATAATCGTGAAGCCATCGGTACTGACGCATACTCTTTGCCTAGACGACTCACGATCACTTTATCTTCGTTCACAGCCTCTTTGAGTGTCTGCGTATCCAAACGACCATCAATAGAATCTTGTATCGTTAACAGCTCTGCCATTTTTAAAGCTCCCATAAAAAAGCCCACCGGATTAGGGTGGGCATTGTTTAATTTAATTTTAGGCTATCAGCCCGTTGATGTAGTCTTTATCATTCGGGTAATAACGCCGATCATAGGACATAGCGCTTATTGATGACTCAAACACTCCCTTGCCTGTCTTCTCGTTGATTAGATACGCATCAGCTTCAAGCTCCATTGCTTCAGTAATATCAAATACAGCATGGGCCACACCTGACGTTACTAGCGGCAGCATTGGTATGCGTGCCACCTCGATTTGATAATGACTAACTTGACCAACAATCTCAATCACATCAACGGTGCAGTTTTTAAGCTGCAGATGGATGACATAACTCTTGTCTTCATCCAAATCAACTGGATAATCCAAGGTCAATATCGTGTTTTCTTGCAGCTCAACTTGACCACTGCATAGTATCGGTACCGTCGAATCAACGACAGCGATTCTGTCCATGCGCGTCACTAAGTCGCCTTCGCCGTATGCGGTAAACTCAATCGCTTTACGGTTGTACCTAAGCTTATTCCACACTCTATGTGCTAAAAAGTGAGCCTGTAATTTATTGGTCACACCTTGAGTATCAATCGTCTTGTAGTTAGTCCGTAGGTCATCAGGCAGCCTGATAATTGCTTCACCATAGTTGTCGTCTGGATCGCGCCACTTGAGCTCAACACCATCATAATTATCTTGGATGCCAAAAAACTCAGTAACCGTCATACTTTCTGGCAGACTATTACGATGATTAAATAACAGTAGGCTATTGGGTGTCTCACGCTCAAAATTAAAATAATGCAGACCACCTTCACGGCGCGCTGTACAAAATACAGCTTCAGCGAGTGCAAATATCATTTCTTGATAGCTGCTGTACTTATCATCAAACGTGTAATTAAACTCACAGGCTTTGTCAGTGCCAAAGTAAGTGGCGACCTCATCACTCAAATCATAAAGAGACTCGCTATCAATCTCTTCAGCAGACATACGACCAATCCACGGATCCAGAGCCATTGCTATGGCAATATCAGCAAAGTCGCTTGTAGGAAGAAAACCATCAATCGTATCTAGCTTACGGTGTACGACTGCATTTAACTCACTGGCGTTTGTACCAGAACCGATTGCCATGCGACGCAGACGTGCAACAGTATCGTACTCATAGACTGAGCGCTTAGTCTCGTAACAGCTATAGGCGCTTTCAAATATCACATCGTCAATCAGGTTGTCATCTTTGCCTTTGTAGTCTCGATTGTCGTTAGAGCGCTTGGTTCTAAATCTAAACGGACCAGCACTAGGCAGATCTCTTTTAATAGTCAAACCAATAGGATTGCGGTTGTTCGCAATACCGCGCATAACGTCGCCATGCTTAAATATTGGACCCGTTGGCACGCCATCGACGACCATTTGATATTCCACTTCGACAGCCACTTCTTGTGATGTATTGCCCTGGTATATACCGTTTTGTGCCAAGTAATTTAGGATAAACCCTGTGCTGTCTTTACTACCCGCATAATACCAACCAATAAAATTGTCTTTTGAGCTGGCAAAGGTCACAGTCCGAGAGAGCATATCAACTATTTGCGACTGATTTAAGCTACTGAGTTTATTCCAGTCACTGTTCACAGCTGCTGGATTGACCAGCGTAAGACTCGTATCAGTGACACTAGATACTGTGTATTCACCAGACAAGTCGACGTTGTTATCGTTATCTGTTAATACACCAGATGTCACGCCCGTTGTGTTGACCGTCAGCATGTAGAAGCTTGGATTGATATCCTTGTAGCCGTCAGCAAGTGTCAGCTCATAGATGTAAGCACCGTTGCCACCAGATTTGATGATGCTCTCAACAGGATATTCACCTGCTAGATTCAAGCTGCCCCCATTTTCATCACCTACCAAAAGCGATGTGATGCGGATTTTCTTGTAGTCATCAGGATTGAATATATCTTGCTTGGCGGCAATGGTCAGCACGCCATCGGTAACATCGATGTTGGTGTTGCCAGATATGACACTATCAGTAACGGTACCGTATATGGCGTTTGCAATAATGATCTTCTCGCCAGACTGAAACTCACTGGTAAATTTGGCAATCTTCGGTTTAAGCAAACTAACAAAACTACCATTATCCCACTCAATATTTGCGGTTGTCCCTTGGTCCTCCTGCACTTGTATAGTATTTGGCGATGTAAAGACAACGCCTCTGTACTCTAAGTAACCACTGTTGGGCGAGCGTAGTGTTTGTTTGCCATCGATTGAGGAGACTTGCTTTGTGACCAGTGGTAATTCATCAAATGCAGCACCTATCTGTATTTGCGGATTGGGATCGATAAGCGACTGGTTCGGCTCGTAGATGCTTATCGATGCACCTTCAATTGTGTTGATAGGTGTCTCACCTTCTTTGATGCTATTCTCATCAATTGCAAAAGAGCCGGTACCAAAACAGAGTAAGCACTCCTCAACTTGGATTTGATCCTTATAGTAGCGGTAAAAGTACGAGATGCCATCAGGAGTAGATTTAGCCCTGCCATAAACATCTGGTACACGCTCATTAACACGATGCTTATTTTGACGCTGAGCAAGACTGTTGTTGGGTGAGCCAGATGTATCTTGTGGCGTGCTCATATCAGGCATGTTTATATAGGTATAAACTGCTACGCCTACGGATATGACAGCAGCAATGACACCTAATGTCACTGGGTCGCGTGCATGACACAGCACATTATAATCACCGGTCACATCTTTGAGCGCCCAAGCTTCTTTTACAGTCTTTGGCGTGATGTCATTCTGTACGCAGATAACACCCTTATATAGTCTTGCTGCTGGATACTTGTCACGCACCTTAATCCATTCAGTTAAAAGACAGTAAAACTCATGGTCAGTGCATTCGCTCGCATCAAGCTCATTGTGAAAAATCTTTAACGTCATAAAATCGCACCTTTTTATATTGTCGCTTGATGCTTCGTAGGGGTTCAAAGCGTGGACCCGTCTCTGATAAATGAAGTATGCGGTTGCAGTACTGCAAGCCCACATGATGTCGATTATCCAGCGTCATCATCAGTACGATTGTGCCATCGTGTGGTTTGTCTACTAATTTGCCTTGCTCCATACCTTGCTTGGTTGGTATTAACGTGTCATTAAGCGAGCCAGTCAACCCCAAGAAGCAATGACTAAAATCGTAGTCAAACAAGTGCTTACCTGCCTCTATTAAAAAATGCACACAGTGATAATTTGCGCGGTCAAACTTACGACCAAGTAAAGGATCGATGCTTTTCATACTAAACCTTCAAATCAAGATAATAGCTTGGTGTGTAAAGACGACCTGTGGCTACAGTATTTTTATCAGGCGTCTTAGCATCAAACGTGGTGGCTTGGTGATCACGACTCATTTGCTCAACAAACAAGCCTTTGGTGATATCAATCGGTTTGTCTTTGGCAAACGTCATTGAGGCTGCATCAAAAGCATAAGCGCGATAAATAACTTGTGGATATTCATCACTATCAGATGCTCTTATCTGCTTAATAAGTGGTGGTACAATCTCACCTAAATCACCGAGCGTAATATTTAAAACTTGATCAAGATCGTCAGAGGTTTTGCCTTTGTTGATTAGCAGTGGCGCAAATTCAAAGTTAACTACTTCGCCCGTCTCAAGCATGGCATCAACCCCATCAGCATGATTGGTTACGATGCGGATAGGGTTTGGCCATAGGCTATGTCGGATTTCTAATGTTTCCAGCAAAGCAATACTTGGTGAACTATCAAGATGTAGGTCTTTGATATCATCAATCGTTACCATCAATACCTCCTAATGCATCTGGAAAATCTTCATTGACCAGCGTCTCAAGCAAGTTTAGTAATAGCACAGGATTTTTAGATTCCCATGCTGTTACAATTGATTCGGCAAAATCCGCATTGGTAGTGTTCGGTTTCAAACGCAGACCAAACGACACGCTATAAACAATACCGTCGCGCTCACCAACGCTTAAAGAACCTGCTATAAACTGGCAGACGTAAATAGTAGGCTGAACGTCAACCTCATCCACAATTAGCCGCCACAAAAAAGGACGCGGATTCCTTTGATGGCTCCTCCAGAATGCCCACCAGTACTGTTGTTTGCCTTTATCATCAAGCATGACAGACGGATTAACCGTATGCACGTTATTGACAAACTGGACACGCTGACGACCAAACCCACCCATTAACGCTTGCTCTAATAGGTTGTTTGCGACTTCAGGAGTGTAGCCTCGTTGCAATGGGCGTAATGCAAAGTTATTCATCGGCGGTTCACCTTAGCGGTCGTACCGCGCTGTATGCTTTTGCTTTCAAGTGAATTGGGGTTTTTAATACGACGAAATGATTTTTCAATCATCTTGTCTACGACTTCAATAGTGACTTCACCATTGGGCTGACGGGTAGCGCGCGCGTCAACACCGCTTGATTTGTCGATAAACGTTAAATTTAAAGCATTAGACTTTTGACCTTCAGACATAAACTTAACCAGGTCTTTATTTTGCTTTGGAGATAAAACGCGTTCATCTTTTTGCAGGAGGTAAGTTGCTTCTTCAGGTACGTTGTCCAAGCCACCATGAGCAATACCAGCTATGCTGGGTGCGGACATTCCTTGGATTCTGCCGGCAGCAGCTACCTGAAGACCAGCTGCAACAGCTGCCCCTGGTCCCGCAATATAAGGACCAATTAATGGAACGGCTGATAGTGAGTTAAATGTATTTGAGTAAGTTTCTTCAACATTCATCAAAGCTTTGTTTACGGCATAAGCTTGCTCAACTGCAAACGCAAGCTTATGCATTCTTGAGTTTTCGCCAAAGAATACGGATGCCGCATTGGTCATGCCAGCAAATAAGCCTTGATAGATAGCTACGCGTTGTGAAGCGTGTTGTTCTGCCAGCGTCTGGTCTCTTAAAGCATATTCCTGCTCAAGCGCCCACATTTTATCCAAATGCTCTTGTTTGGCGGTTTCTAACAATTCAAAGCGTTCAAGCTCTGGCAAGCTATACTCACCACGCTCATCTTTAGCATTAATTTCTTTTTCACGATCAGAATATTGATTATTAACAGAACCAAAACCTTCTACATAGTCTTGGCTCAAGCGCCATACATCATAATCTTGACCGCTCATGTTGCGTTGCATGATGCTATCAACACCAGTACTCAATGCTTCTGCACTATTTGCTTTGGCACTATTAGCAATGGACTGATACATCTTGTCTTGCTCACGCGCTTTAGCACCTGCGGCAAATTTAAAGTTAGCCAGGTCTTCTTGGTATGCTGCGTTTTGTAGATCGATCAGCATCTGTCTTGTTGGGTCGCCCTCAACAAACTCAGCATTGATACGCTCAATCTTCTCGTTATGCTCATATGTCAGCTTTTTTTCATCTGCCATATAGCTTTCAAGTATCGATTTTGCGTTTGCGGTGCGCTTTTGGTCGTACTCAGTCTTTGCTCGATTTAGTAAATCAGTGCGTTCAATCGAACCTTCAGCATACAAAGATTCGATCTCTGTAATATTGGCTGCATATTCTCGGTCTAACTTTTCGCGATCAGTCGCATACCTAGTCTGTATTGAACTTTGACGGCGCAGAGTTTCCTCTTGAAGCTTTTGAGCTTCTTGCGCTTGCTTGGTGACGGTGTCGTATACTAATTTGCTTGTATCGGTCGTGGCCGACTTCATGTAAGCTAGAACATTTTTGGTGTACTCTTTGGTTTGGCCAATACCTGTTTTTTTGTTTCTAGCCCAACGGTCGGACAGTATCAAAGACATTGGGTTTTTATCTACATTGCCCTCGCCTGTGTTGTAAGCAGCAATTGTCTTAGCAAGGTCGCCATCGAACCGCTTATAGAGATAACTTAAATACTTAGCTGCACCCTCAGTGGCCTGCTCCATATTGTAAGCATTATCAACTTTAAAGCGCTGTGCGGTAGCATCGATGAACTGAAAACCGCCCTTTGCTTTGCCGTACTTGGTCATAGGGCCAGTAGCATTGGTATTACCATGTGACTCTTGCATGTGTATGCCGGTCATCAAACCATATGGCAAACCGTATTGCGCCTCATAGTTTGCAAAACCATAGTTCTCGGCATTAGCTAATACTTTAGCGTTTGGAACCAGCTTTGCGGCGCCCGCTACCTTTTGAGCTTTTTCTAAAGCTTTTGTTCGGGCCTCTAATGCCTTAGCATTAGCCTCTGCTTCAACGGTATTGATTGCCAACCCGCTGGTGTTACTCTGCAAGAAAGTATTGGCGTTGTAATAAGTGCTTGCAAGGCCACTAAGCCTTTTTTGCTGACCTGTCATTAATGTGTCGATGGTTTTAACGGCTTTCTCATACTTGTCTGTAACTGACATATAACCATCAGCACCAATTACCCCAGCCTTGAAAAACCCAACAGCTAATGCTTTACCTTTTGCGGCCACACCATCAGCACTAAAAAATGCTTGCGAAGTCTCTCCAATATTTCGCATTTGCGAACCGACTTGCTGAAAAGCCTCAGCAATAATACTAACGCCTGCTGCAAGTCCAACAAGAGACGCTGCTGTGATTTGTACTGCGGAGCCAATGCCGTTTACTTCATTTTTAAAACCTCGACCTTCAGTAGTGCTTTCAGTGAAATAAGTAGTTAATGTTCCTAGGGCTGGAATCATCTCGGAGATTAGCTGCGTTTTTAGTCCTTCAAATTGTGTCTGTATAGCCTGTGTTTGGGCTGCTAATTTACGAGACTCTTCAATGGCTGCAGCAGTTTTAATAACACCTGCATTCTCTAATTGAACGCCATACTCCTCAAGTATCGAACCGCCATTGGCAAATAGCGGCATCAAGTTGCCTAAATCACCCGCCAAGCTTTCCATAACAAAACGTTGTTCTTGAGAAGTAGCACCTAACGCGTCGAGCTCGTCTTTTAGATACTGGATAGCGCCTACACCATCTTTGCCTTGCAGCGTTTTACCTAGATTACGAATCTCTTCATCAGTCAATTTGGTATTGTTTTGCAGCGCCTCAAAGAAGTCAGCCGCACCACCACCGCCAGTCGCACTAAACTCGCCTAATTTTTCTTGAGTATCTGCTAAGATTGCTGCCAAGGCTTCTTGCTCAACGCCAAAGCCAGCAGCTGCATGAGTTAGCACTTGAAAACTCTTTAGACCTGTGTTGGCTGTGCCTGCCATTATGCCAAGCTGCACGTCTGCATTAGCTGTTTCGACTGCCAATGCAGCTAATGCGCCTGCTGCAACTACCGCACCACCAATCGCCATGCCAGCAAAAGAGCCTGATATTTTACTGATATCATCAGCAATATTGTCGCGCAGCTCTCTTACCGATCCACCTATATTTCTTGCGCTATCACGTGCTTGTCGCTCAGCTTGCGTTAGGCCATCCGTAAAATCACTTAGGCGTACTGCCAAATCGAGTGTTAGTCTGCCAAGTGATGTAGTTGCCATGCTGGACATTCCTTATTTTTAGATATAAAAAAACCCCAATCATTTCTGATTAGGGTTTTTTATTACTGGTATTTTTTATTCGTCGTCTAAGTTCAAATAAATATAATATCCAATTGGCACAGATTTGGCGTGTGTCCATCGATTGTGTTCAATTAGATTATTTATCCATATTTGCGCCCAGTGTAATTGAGTGGCAGGCGGTTTGTGACGTGGAGAGTATTGCATATTACATCCATAATTCGTGATAGTTTGAAAATTAAAACCTAGTCCACTCTAAACCAGATACATTAAACTTAAACTGCTCGTTGCCATGGTCGAAAAAATTAACTTCTACCATAACCATATCAGAATTTTTTAGCTTTTCAACAAAGCTCGCTACGTCTTCAGCTAAGAATAAGACTTCGCTACTACCAGCTTCTGCTTCAGTAGCAGCTATTTGTTGTACAGCGCCATCATCAAATTTCACAGTGACATAGCAATCTTGATAGGAGCAAAACAACTGACCCTTATTAACGGCAAACAAGATATCCTGCCCATGCTGAGCATCGTCGCGAATTATGATATTTAGCTCAACACCTTCGCCATAAGGAAAATCTAGCGTTACTGTATTAGTTGATTTATTGATTGCAAAATATGAAGACTCTCCGCGCATTTCATCAACTGACTCATCGTACTGCCAATTACTTGCAGTAGCTAATGGTTCAACAAGACTCTCTTCCCCGCCTTGTTCGGATTCATCTACACTATTTTGTTCAGAAGAAGGATTTGAAGCAAGTGCTTCTGGCTCTGTGCTAGGAGTGTTCGCAGAGTTTATAGACATAACTGCTGAAATAACTAGCAATCCAATAAATATCGCAGCAATCCACGTAAGGATTGAAGTCCGTTTAATTTTTGCACCACAATTAGGACAAGTGGCCGCATTCTTACTAACTTGATGACCGCAATCTTTACAATTTATGAGTTTAGACATGACTTGACCTTATCGTTTTCTTTGCAATAAAGACATCACTATAAATCATCAAAAACAATTCAGCAACATTTGTCCGATCAATCATCAATTTGCACTTCAAAACTTTCAACGACATCATCTTCGTGTGGCATAAACTCAAGTGGCTCTACCCAATCCTCGCCTTTAAGACCTTTATTGATATTCATTGCAATGATATTGGCAGCCGCTTGCTCGACACGCCTTCCAATATTTAGACTACCCCGCCGTGATCGGTATTCTGCCCACTGACCAACCTCAAGCATTGTCAGATTGTTTTTAACTTGATGAATTGTATTACCACCGATTCCTGCCAGCGCAAGCTCAAAAAGCAATTCATTTTCACCAGCTATGAATCCTTTTTGCTCTTGGCTTTCTCTAAGGTCTTTTTTACGCTATCAGTACCAAAGACTTCGTCGAAAATAGCTTGAGCCATCGGCTGCACAAAGGTATCGCCGACTTGCTTAGGTGTAAAATTATTCTTACCCTTGTCATCTACAAGCGCTTTGGCGATCCATTCGTTCGCAACTTTTTCACCTCTGTTCAGGCGCGTCAGCAACTCATCAGTCTCACAAAAAGGTAACTGCTTAATCAGGATGTCGACGTCATATTCTTTACCGTTGTGGATAAACTCAACCGTTTTTTGGCGAATCTCTCCTACTAGCTTGCCATCTTTGACATCTGATAATAATAATTTTTCTGCCATTTTTGCAATCCTCTAAAAGTAGTAAAGCCCCAATTAAGGGGCTTATCGTTAGTTTATTTTGTCAACGCTCTACGTTTATGGCGTAGGAACTTTGTATGCGGTAATAGCTCGAGACTGACGCTTCATAGAAACAGTATGCTTGACCAATGAATCAGCATCGAACGTAGGTGCGCTATTTTTCAACAACGCTGTGAATGATGTCCAAGTACGATCTTCAGGCAGCGTGACTGTATTGGTCGACAGTGTCGGAGCGGTTTTGCCATCGGACCAACCCACAAACACTTCAACATATTCGCGGTCATCAGCAAGCTGTAGCAAAGTTAGATGAGTCGCGTTTTTAGGATCAGTATTGATCATAATAGACCCTTCGCCTGGCGTATTAAGTCCATACGTTGATGTTGCTGAATCCTCTTCCTCAAGGCATGTATCAGGTATATCTGTGGGCGAATCATCACCAAGCACGATACCAGTGATACACACCATCTTAGTGAGGGTTGGTGTGACATCATCGCCATGCTTCACCCAAACACTGGTGCCTTGCGTGAGAACGCCTTTTGTAACTTTAGCCATATCCTTTATTCCTGTTCAATTAAAAATGGTTTATCTTTCTAGAATCCAGTTCGCGTCAAAGCCGCGACCGTACAGCTTTGCTTTGCTGTCATACTGATGGATGGATGGATTTAATATCCACGACTGCTGCTCAAGTACTGTGCGCACAGCATCGCGTATCGCATAAGAGGATTTAGCATCTGCCGCGTAGACCATTATTTGATACTGTGTATCGTCAAAATTAGCGGGTGCGTCTAGATGATTGTTCGCCTGACCAGATATTGCTTGCCATACGATGTACGGTGGTGAAGTGCCATAAGGCGCCACGTCCTCATAGACTTTTGCTTCTACATCGATGAGTAAAGCCAGTGAATCGTCAGCTTTTAAAGCTCTGTAGATTGGTAAACTCATAGCTTTGCAATCTCCTTGTCGAGCTCTAACATAAACTGTGAAGTAAATTCAGTCTGCACAGCTTCACGATTATTATTAATTGCAGGTCGCAAAAATGGCGTCGCTGATTGATGTGCTGTGCCAAATTCTTTAAATCGCCAATACCAAGTATCACCACCCGAATTGCCCGTGCCCACCGTCTTCTTGGCGCCACCCTTCACACCCACTTTCATCATGACAAAATCGCCCTTAGTTTTACTGGGCTTAGTGACGATGTTCTTCCAAATCTTTTCGGCTGTTTCTTTATCATCTAAAGCTTTGGCATTTTTCACAGCGTCTTTTTTGACGATGTTCATAGCTTTACGTGATGCCCGCGTCGCAGCGTTTTTAACTTTCCGTGGCTTGCCTAGCTGCCTAATTTTAGCAAGCACCTCGTCAAGTCCTGTGATTTCGTTAGCCATGGTCAGTCCTTAAACTGCTCAACACCAGATGACAGATTGAACGTTGTGTATTCGACGCCCGTGTCACTATCATCAAGCCCTTGGCTATCTATAGCAAAAATGCGGCCCTTCCAAATGATTCGCATAGTTGTATCGATATCTAGTCCAGCGTTATATCGAACTTTCATTCGCGCTGTGATTTCAGACCCTGCAGCTTGTGCGCTGAGTAAATCTTTAGTAGAGAGTGGCGTGATTTTGGCATAGGCTTTCTTATAAAAAATCCACTCTGACGGCAATTCATATCCATCGTCATCACGCCCACCTTTGACATAGCTCTCTATAGTGACGCGATGGTGTAACTCGCCTGCCTTGACTGCCATATCAATCATCCATATCTAAAAAGGTAGACCCTGTTTCCTCATCGTCATCTTGCTGCTCGATGAGCTCGCTTAATATTTCGTCATTCTGTTCAATCAAACGCAATATCGTTTGTTCTTTCGCATTCGACTGCTCAATTAAAACGCTATTTTGTTCGACTATCTTTGTCGCTAGAGCTATTAAGTCTGGCAATAAGCTGCTTTGCTCGCTGTCTGGCTTCATTGGCTCGTTGTTTAATCCACTCACGGCGTGCCTCGCATGATTTACAAGTCATTGTTAAATTCCCATGTTGCGATAGGGTTGTAGTAAATGATAAGTACCCATTGGCATCTCTGTCATTGAAGACTCAGATACCGCCTCACGATGGGCGTACCAATGGCTAATCAGTAGCAGAGTCGCCTGATCAATGGATGGGTTATCAATAACGCCATCAGGATCATCGTCCGGTACCACTAATTCATAAATAGTACGATCAAGATGCTTCTGAACATGGTCACGAGCAGCTGCCATATATCCAGCCAGCAGCGCATCTTCATCATCATGCTCGATGCGGCATTGGAACTTTACCTGCTCGAGTGTTACCATAATTAATCCACCTTATCTTTCGTGACCACTTTGGTTTTTGGCGTTTCCGCTTTTGCTATCTCAACACTAGGCACGTCTACTTCGACAGCGTAGCCTTTATCAACCAGTTTTTTACCCTCTGTCTTGTCTACTTCGACAGTAGTATTACTCTGCAGAGGAGTTCGGTTGACTATCATGTATCTCAAAGTACGTATTAACATAACGGTTTACTCTGATTTGTTAGCTGGCTCTTTTGCCATCTTGTTTTTGTTTTCAGGTGCTGCCTTCTCTGCATCACCCTCCTTTTCATCAGCCTTAGCTTTGTCAGCGGCTTCCTTTTCGGCTTTGGCATCAGCGGCCGCTTTTTTCTTTTCAGCTGCAGCTGCTTTGGGATCGACAATCAAACCCATTCTGACAAGCTCTTTAGCATCTGAGTCGTTTTTAACTTCGCGCGTATCGCCCTCAAAGTATTGTTTATCGCCCCAGTGCTGCTTAGTGACTTTATATTCCATGACATACTCCTTTTAGTAAGACAAAATCAGCTTAATAAATTGACTTTGGCTTAATAAAAAAACACGCAACTTGTTAGACAGGTTGCGTGTTTTGTATTTTTAAGGATAAAAGTTTCGTTAACTATTAGACAGTTTTCGCTGCAAGCGTTCCAGTGACGAATGCTTCTGGGCGATATACCGCCAAACCTAAACGCTCTTCTGCCAAGATAGTGATCTTATTTCGTACAAAATCATCTTCATTTTGGGTAGCAACTGCAACCGATGATTGCTGACGGTCGAAGACTTGGGCTGCCATATCAAATGCACCTGTCAAGAATTTCCCAACACCCATTGCTTGGGTGGCAACGACTGGCAATCCCCACATAGTTGGATTTGCTGTGCCTTGTGGTTGACCAATGATATAACGACCTTCATTATCTTTTGACAGTTCCATGATTGCCCAATCAATAGGGTTAAGCACATGACCACTTGCTGGGTATTCAGCCAATACTGCTTGCAACATTGCCAAACGTAGCTGATCCATCTTGCTATAAGCCGCCATCGCCGCAGGATCTGCAAAGGCTGACGCTTGTGGAACAATACCTTTCAGGTTGCCGTTTAAGCCATCACCATTTAGCAGTTGACGATCTTCAACCAATTTTAGGCCATACATTAAACGACCACCAATGTATGATTCAAGTTGACTAGCATCATCAAGAATCTGACGCGAGGCTTTAACCCAGTGGGCTAAAGTACGAACCGTTACGGTTTCATCATCAAACTGCAAATCAGACTGACCTTTTAGATCACCCTCATTCGCCTGCGCCTGAGCGCCGTTGGTGAAGCCAGTTTCACGCACGTACTCAATAGAATTACTATCAGTCTTACCAGGTGCAATCAAATCACGGATACGTAGCAACTGATTGGGTGGTGCGATAATACCCGCTTGGCGCTGAGCAGTTGTCAACGCGCCAGCTGAACCAGCGGCGTCAGTCGTTGCGCTAGTGATATCAGCTTTAACATGCAAGGTTGCACGTCCGCCGTTACGCGGATTGGCAGCAAACTCTTTGAATTGTTCACTTTCAAACATCTGCATACCAAGTGATTTTTGATGCTCGATATCATCAGAACCACGGCGAGATTGCTTCTGCTCAAAATCATCGAGACGAGTCTTGGTTTCATTCATTACCGTTAATGCATTATCAACCTGGTCTTTTAAGTCGCCCAAATTCTTCTCGCCAGCCTGCATTTTACCTTTTAGATCTTCACCTAAAGCCTTAACGCTGTCAGTTGCTTTCGCAAATTCGGTGGCGAGCTCTTTTACTTGATCTTCTGGTTTCATAACCAACCTCTATAAATTAATATTTTTTAAAGTATTTAGCGCATCGCTAATACCAGTGTCAGCTGCTTTGGTATCATCAGGCTCGCCCTGAATCAATGAGCGCAAGCCGTGCCCAGCTATGGCAGTCGCTTGCGATTTGGAGAAGCCACCAGCATCACGCAGGAACTTCTCAAATTCGGATAGTGTGGGCATCTTGCCCTTTTCTAAAATAGATTTAACGCTATCGATTCGGCTCTCTTCATTAGCAGGAAAGGTCACAACACTGACTTCTTTTAAGTCGATAGCCAGCAACTCCAGTACCGACTCATCTTCGTTGTAGGACCACTTCTGCAACCGATAGCCAATAGACAAACCATCAATGGCGCCGTGCTTCATTAGCGCATGAGTCTCACGTGCTCGAGCAACATCTTTGATAAGCAAGCGACCTTCACCATATAACCCGTGATCATCTTCGGTCAGCTTGGTCCAAACGCCAATCACCTCACTACGATTGTGTTGCCATAGAATTGGCGGCATCTTACCTTTGTCTGCCCATGCCTTGATGCTGTCAGCGAATGCACCCTTCTTAACAACTTCACCGTAACTATCTTCAACGTCATTGACGCTGCAATAGCCACTGAAAATGCCCTCATCGTCGATGGCTTTTACGTCAAAGCTAATCGCTTTCGTTTTTAGTTGACTCATTGTTTTTTCCCAATAGTTCGATAGGTGTGAGGTTGAGCTGTACGGTAAGTTGATCAGCACCAGCATGTGCTGGCAGATCCTCTAAGGCTCGTACTTCGTTACGTGTCATCACGCCATTTTGTAGTAACTGACTGTAAAACGCTGAACGAGCGGCACTGTCTGCACGCAACAAACCCTCAACCGAAAACTTCGGTGAGTATTTTTTTCGCTCTTCAGGTGTCAGTAATTTACGCGTGACCATCTGCTCAATACGTACCAGTGTTGGCCGTAATCCATACGTTAAGTAACCCAAGTTCATTTGCTCAAGACTAGACGCCCATGAGGATGCCTTATCCATGTGATAGATAAGCTGTGGAGGAGTTTTAAAAGTTCGACATATCTCTTCGATACCAAAGCGGCGGTTTTCAAGCAGCTGGGCGTCTTGTGCACTAATACGAATATGTGAAGCACTAGCTGGTTCCATGCCAGCCTCAAGCACCATCCATTTACCAGCGTTCTGAGGCTCACCAAATGTCGCTAAGTTTTGGCGTAAGCGTTCACGCTGCTCTTTGTTGAGTGATTTTTCGCCAGTCTTAAGGAAGCCGCCAGCTTTGAGATTGTTTTTAAATTCAGAATTGGCGGCATTATTTGCATCAATCTGACCACCAATAACATCGGACTGATATTTGATAGCAGACAAACCAACTAAGCCATCAAGAGAGAAACCCTTTAAATGCAAGATGTCTTCTTCGTCGTAAACGACTTCATCCTTAGTGCCTTTCTTATATGTGTAATCGATTTTGCCCATTTTGCTGCGACTTACGTGCATACACTCTGGGTCTAAGAACTCCAAAGCAATGACTGTTTTCAAGGTGTTTCTAAGTATGAGCGCGTAACCATTACCATCAAGCTCTTGAGACGCGACCATCGCCTCCCAAAATTCACTAGCCGTCATGTCGGCATTAGGTTGATCATGCAAAATTCGATATAAAGGATGGTCCTTTGCTAGGTCTTTTTTTTCGTCACGAAGATGAAATGGCAATGAGGCAATAGTTTCGCTCCGCAATCGGACACATGCCCACACAGTTGCAAGCTTCATCGCCTTATCTGGGCTGATACTATTGCCACCTGCAGTACTTCCGCCCGTAAAAGGAATAGAGGTGTCTCCCTTATCTAAGCGGCTATCATTGCGCCACGAACCTCTAAATCGTGACCACCAGTTAGTGTCATTAAGTGTACTCATGCGATAATTGGGTCCATTAGAAAGTCGTTTAAGTTGCCAGCGTCATGGTCATGCACCGTCGCACGCGCCAACGCCATGATTCCAGCAACTGGCCCATCAATCTTGTTTTCTGGTCGCTCTTTGTTTGGATAAATATTGTCTTTAACATCAAGCTTGGCGACCACGTTTGACATCATCCACGTCATAATTGGACAACCGCCATGTGCCCATCTCTGAGACAGCACAAGTGCTTCATTCTCTTTCATAGGCTCAGATATGTTTTGCACGGTGTGACGTATCTCAACCATGGTCACGCCATCATCTGATAAGTTCTGTGCCAGTTGCGCTGCTTGCCATGGGTCATACGCGACTTCGCGCACGTCATGCGTTGCCATATCGTCAGCAATATCATCTTCAATCATTGAAAAATCAACGACCTCCCCTTCCATTACAGTAAGTAATCCAAGCTTGTCCCACTCTTGATATCGCTCGCTATTGACCTCGCCTTCTTCATATAGCCGCGCTTCGGGTATGTAGTACTTACCATGGACGTGATAGTTAAGATCATCTCCGCATGGCGGGAATATCATCACCTTGGCAACCACATCAATCTTGGTTGCCAAATCAAGGCCGATATAACATGGTCTGCCTTGCAACTCTTCAAGTGATAAGCGCTTTGGCGCAAGATTCCATTTGGACATATTCATCCAAGCTGTCTTGGCGCCGACAAACTCATTGACGTGTTTGGTGCGGAACGTATTTTGTTTACGCGCAGATTGCACGGCATCACGGCAGCGGTCTTTTAAAAACTGACCACCGACAGAGATGTCATAATTAGGGTTTGCTTTGCGTAATGCGGCTTCGCTTGTCCATTCATCATCTTCGTCTTTGGTGTAAATCATTGCCCACATATCAGGCATATTAAGTACACCCTCAAGCATTTTCTGCGCATCACGTATGAGCATGTAACATGGACCACCGATGCCACTACCAGCAGTAGTAATGACAACCATCATGGGTTGTTCACGCGCACCCATACCCGTTTCCATTGTGTCGTATAGAGTGCTGTCTTTATGCTCGTGATACTCATCGACCAAAGCACAAGATGGGCTTGAGCCGTCACCAGGTGTACCGATGATAGGTTCAAATCGACTGCCATCGCGTGCTACATTCAGATTTGACGCATTAGATTCAACGCCGTAATACTCTTTGAGCGCTGGTGTACGATCAACCATTTGCTTAGCTGGACGAAATACTTCCCATGCCTGCTTCTCAGTAGTTGCGCCCGAATATACTTCAGCACCGAACTCATCATCGGCAACGAACATGTACAGTCCAATGCCAGCGGCAATAATTGACTTACCGTTCTTACGTGGCACAAAAATAATGATGCGCGTATAGCGACGTAGCTTTGTCTTCTTATGAATCCAGCCAAAAGGGATGCAGATACTGAATAATTGCCAAGGTTCTAGCGTAATTTTCAGTCTTTTTTGTGCCCATTTACCCTTGGTATGGGGCAGTAATTGAATGAATTTGGCTATCTTTTCAGCTTTTGCAGGGTCAAACTTGTACGGAAAATCCTTTGAGCGACTGGCTTTTTTGTCATCAAGGTGACGTTGGCATGCTAGTTTTACCCACTTACATGCGATGATTTTGCCCGCAACAACGTCACGTGCATACTTTTCAGCCTTTGCAACATTGGTGTATTTAGTACGGGCCATTTCATAGTTTCTTGTCTTTTATTAGGCGTAAAAAAACCGCTATGATTAGCGGCGTTTATTTATCTATCTGAACATTTCACATGAGACTTTCTGATGTCAGCGGTTAGATCATCGTAAGTTTCATGCGTAGTAAATATAGCTTCATCTGTGTGTATATCAGCAAGTCCTGAATCTGTTTTACTGATACTAATTACAGAGTCAAGGTTTAGCATAATTTTTCTGCCAGTTGATAGACTGGTTACTTCTATAAATGCATGCATATCAAATCCTATAAATCAGCAAATGGATTGCCGCTACCTTGATCGCCTTTCGGACCCATCAAACGTTGACGACTGCTAGGGTCCAACCCAAGCAAGCTACCAAACTGAACCATCTGACGTTTGGCTTCATTAACGACCGTTAATGCTGGATTTTTAATCGTAGTTTTTTCTGTTTCAATCGTAAGACCTACCTTGCAAATCTCTTCCTCAGCTTGACGCCAGCGACAATAAGCCATGCAAAATGATTCAACGTTATGCAAATCTGGTACCGTCAAAACATCATTGGTCAATAAGTCCGGCATGATAGTTTCCCACATACCGATAGCAATATCTGGCATCCAAGCTGGAGGCTCAACCTTGGTCAGCTTAGTAAATTCAGGCTCATTATTATTTAGTGCTCGCTTACCGGGATTACCCGCCAGCTGTTTTTGCTTCGTGGGTTTTGGCTTGCGACCACGACCTGGTACCGTTGCAATGCCACCCATCTCAATCTCCAATTTTGTAAGTTTTGCTTTTGACCTAAGTTTTTAATTTCGCGGTCGTAAAAATGTACTTTAGGGGGCGGTCACTTGGGGCTTCCGGCTGAACAATTTGATCACCCTCCCCCTTTATTCATTGGCGGTTTTGGTTCGATGACATTTTTTACAGAGAGATTGGAGGTTTTCAAGCTCGTCGGTACCGCCGTTTGCCTTGTTAATTATGTGGTCGACGTCGGTGGCTGGCACGTATCTACCTGAGTGCCTGCAAGCCACACAAAGATGAGCATCACGATCAAGTACTTGCGCACGAATCTTGCGCCAAACGTGGCCGTAACCGCGCTTTGTTGTGCTGCCTGTTCTGTCTGGTCGCTTGGTCCAGTTGCTGCGTTGGTCTGCATGTTCATCACAATATCCTTTGTCTTTGCGTTTAACTAGGTTTGGACAGCGGTACTGTCTACATGGTGTTGACGGCATGATTACTTTCCTTGGCTTCTATGAGCCTGATAAACTCTTTGGCTTCAGTGTTGCCGCGGTCAGCACGATCTTGTAGCAGCTTGCGCTGATGCGCTTTAAGTATTGGTGTCTCAGCATTGTCGTAGCTGTCATAGAGAGCCTTGCCTGAGTATTCATACAACATGACAGCAACTCCATGACCAAACGCTGGACATAAAAAAGCCCACGCTATTTCTAACGTGGGTAAGGAAGATGTTTGGTACCGTCATTGATGAGGGTACCACCTTTATTTGGCCCGTTGGGCAGGACTCGAACCTGCGACCTCATACATCAGTGTAATGCGCTCTACCTGCTGAGCTACCGTCGGGACAAGAAGTTCGTCAACACATCATGATGACTACACGCCACATGCAACGTGCATCAGTCAGTGAAGACTTCGATTTGGTTTGCAGTGCCACCTGCTAGCGGGTGTCTCTATGGCATGTGCTGACTGTGGCTAAATCAATCAGGCACAAAAAAAGACGAGAGCAATTAAGCTGTCGTCTTTTATGTTCTGCTTTATCTGTTACCATTTAGCAGTATGAGAAATACTACCCTAATCTGGCACGGTGCGTCAAGCGTTATCATCTACTCTATTGAGCTGCATACGATAGCTACTGACGTACTGATCAGCGGTGCTTACCATATCGATGAGATCATCCATCATTTGACGCTGGTACCGCACCCATAATGTAGTATAAGAGCTAGCCTTTACTTCTATTCCTGAGAACTGCAACCGACCTTTCACTGTATAAATATCCCAAAGCTCATACAATTCAAAGTGTAATACCATACGCGCCATCAGTCGTGCCAGCTCAGGCAAGGTGTGAGTACATGCCTGCGGTGCAACACGCTTATCTTTATTACATCTCTCAATCATATTGGTTGCTAAATGCTTCACCACATCATCGAAATGACGCGACCAATTCCAGTTAGTATCACTACCCCATAATAATATGCTTGCCAGCGCTTTGGCTGGCTTGTCATCAATCATAGCGATGGCAGCGCAATGGTCTTCCCAATTGACTTCAGGAGGCAGCCCACCTTGACCAATATTGAATTTAACCGTCTTAGCCTGCATGCCTTGTTCAAGCCAATCTTGGTTTGATAGATGTAGGTTTGGAGACTGACCAAAGTTAGGTTGTGATTCACCAGACCATACAGCATTTTCTTTTACTGGCTCAGGCTTATCCAACACCTCTTGTACTTGATCAAGTGGTACAGCGTAACGGAGGAATTTATCAATAGATATAACCCTTTCTTTTTTGCGGTTGGGATTGTTGGGCCAGTTAAATCTAACTTCGCCTTTATCAGTATCAACATGCAGTACCTTAATCACCTCACCTTCTTTATCAACCCAATCAATCTTAGTATCAATACCACACATCGCCATCCCCTCAATATCAATCACGTTTAAAACCAACTCTTGCAACCATCAACAGCGCCACGAACCCAAGTAATGCTAACAATGAACCTGATAGCTTATATAAGGACACAACAACCCAAGACACAGCCAGTACCAGGACCACGTTATAAATCATCGCCATTAATGCATGCCAGCATTCTGGCCAATATTTCCAGTCCATAATCACTTACTCCCTTTCTTTTTAATTGGCTTTGGTGCTGGCACGTCGACCACACCTTTATCAATAAGCCTGTGATATTTATAGATCATCATACCAGCGTCTCGAGCGTGCTCAGATGTACGAGCCGTCCACCCAGTAATCATCTCGAAGTCCTCAGCATTACGCTTGGTATCGATGTTGGCTGGTGCAAATAAGATATGACGCAGACCATTACGCTCACAGAACTCTTGCCAGATGCTGCAATCACGCGTGACTGACCCAACCCCTTTTAAGCGCTCTTTGCCAATACTGTGGTCTACCCATGTGCGCTTGCGGACGTCCTCAATGCAAACCACCAAATTAACGTCTGACTGTGCAGCTTCATCTCTAATCTCTAAGACTCTATCTTGTGCGCTAAGAATAGTCTGTGTTGATACATCTTGCAGCACACCATCAATGCTATGAGCAAAGCCTGTCTTAACGCCTGTGTCGATACCAATTAAAATCATTATTCAACGTCCTTATGCATTTGCTTAAATTCAGCTGGCGTCATTGTCTTTTTGCTCATGTCTTCGTAGGTGATTTCAACCCTGTCAGATTTCACATGTGGCGAGCTAATAACTTTTAACCCTGTTGTTATGTGTTGCTTCATACCGCCTCCAAATAGATAGAATTGTTTAACGCAAAACAGTCATAACGCAGTTTTCAAAAGGGCCTTGCGTGAATCCAATATTTTTACCGCCAAAAACTCTCATGGCTGTATGTAACTGCATTACATGCATGCCCTCACCATCTATCTTGGTAGCACTGTAATCGGCCAACATTTTGCAGGTGGCTCTAACCTCAGCATTATGATCATCTAGTATCTTTTGACCGTGATTGGTTAGTTTAAATTTTACTTCTTGGTTTATGTTTACTGGCCCTTGGGCGTAACCGTCGAAATAACTCATACTGTCTCCTGCATCTGGTTTAGCAACCTGCTATATACCTCATCCTGCATTTCACCAGGCATATGCTCTTGTTCGATGTATTCATAAGTTTCATCAACGCTCATACCGGGCAATGGTGGCTTCCAAAGTCCATTAACCATGACCGATACTTCTGGATCACGTTTGACTGATGTAATAGGTTGGCTATGGCTTGGATGGTACGCAGGTGGTAGATCACTATCGCCAGCTATAGGTGACCTACCAATGGCTGAATAATCTACAGTAGGTGTTTGACTGTCTGGCGCTGGCTTCGCTGCAGCAGACTCAGATTTTTGCTGATAGATATACTCACGCTTAATCCAATCAACGAACATATCTAGACAACGACCCTCAGTGACAACAGGATCCCCTTTTTCCTTATCCTCTATACGGAAGTTTCTAAACTTTTTGAGGTGGCTGTTGAATGTAGCCTGAGTCATTGGAGGCATTGCTGGGGCCTCAGCATTTACTAAGGGCTGTATTTCAGTAAGCGTTGGCTGCCAAAACTCAACATCAAATTTTTTCTTCACGGCTGCGCTGTTGTTGAGAGTTTTTAATTGGTTACTGGTTTCTGGTTCATAGTTACTAGTTATAGCAGCGTTTTTTGCGTTACTAGCGTTACAGTCATCGTTACTAGGCGTTACCGTTTGCGTTACATCACTTGTAACGTTACTAGCGTGACACTGCTCGATAGCGTCAATATGCTTGGCATGTAATTCTCTTAGATCAGCGGTACCAATATCTTTATTAACAGATACGCCTATATCATTAAGGTCGTTAATCATATTGCGCTTGTCTTGGCGAGACTTACGTACGCGCTCTGCATTTGTCATAGGTACATCATCATCGTTACATGTAACGTTACTTGGCGTTACACCTTGCGTTACATCATTCGTTACAGCGTTACGCTTGACGTTACTATCAGCGTTACCATTTTTGAATTTGTAATTCTTGATCTCTTTATCGATACGGTGATGATGATGACGCTTACCACGTTTGACAAAAAACTCATCAAGTATATATTCGAGCATTTTGAGATATTCAGGCGTAGTACATAGCAGACGACGAGCCAGCTTATCCATATCTGACGAATCAATGGCTTGTTCGTTGTGATAGTACATATCTATCAAATCACGATAGATAGCACGCTCAGGCAACGACAGGTGGCGTGTTGAGTTGTTAAAATCAGCAATGTTGAAGTTGTAGAAATGCATTAGGCCACCTCATGAACGATGGCGAAAGTCTTAGCAAGGTGCGTAAGGCCCTTTGGCGTAAATAGCGGCTGCGTAGTCGCTTTGGTGTCACCATTGCTATCTTTGTAAGTGACTGAACGCTGCTCCATGAAGCCCTGCTTCATACGTCTACTATCCATCTGCAACTTTTGGCGATTATCACGATACAGCCAGTCGTGAGATAGGCACCAAGCAACAAACTTGTTCTGTGGAATACATAGAGTCTTAGCAGTATCACGAACGCACTGACTACCAATAGCGCCATCAATAACATCTAATGCTGCTGCTTTAGGTTCTGCTAGTGCCAAGCGCTCATTCTGTTTGTCGATTAAATCAGCTTGATCGGCAGCTAAACGTAATGCTTGTGATAAGGTTTGCGGAATAGCTGATGCACTTGCTTGTGCTTCTAGCTCTTGCCAGCGTCTATTAATGCGTATGCGGATGTCAGCACGATAGCCAGTGATCAAATCAATCGTCTGTTCTTTATTAAGAAGGTATTGGCGATAGCTTTGGCCGTTGTCAGCGATATAATCTGACTGCCCAACTTTGGGCAGTGCCATCACGTCATACGTTGCATTCAAATCATCGATATCGCGCAACACATGACGATGATCTTTATTACACAATTGAGCAATTTCGCGACTGCTTATTGTTTGATTATTAGTTTGCAATGTCTGAATATTCATAGTAATATTTCCTTCATCAAGTTTTTGCATTAAAGAACGACCTAAACCCCATCAGTTACAGCTGATGGGGTTTTTGTTTGGGCGTCTGCTTCGTGTTTAAAATCCCAGTGCTTATGCTGGCAAGCTTCTATACGGTCAAACTCACGTCTGATATTTGCATCATCGCCAGTTACTTCTGTTGCTTCTCTTAGATAGCAGGTCTTACATTTATTGATAGTCGGATTACACATGATGATTACCCTCACAATGATTCGTGATTTGAACGCTGAGTGTGCGTAGCGCTACCATAGCGTCCTGAATCTTTGTCTGTAGCGCGTCACGCTCATTACAGTCAATGCGGCCATCTTCTAATGCTTTTTTCATCTCACTCATAATGTCGCCCTGACATGCTGACGTAGATAATGCGGTCATGATTATGCTTGCCTGCGTTGCCTCGTCATCTACACGGGTAAACACGCCACCAAGACGGTGAGCCATGGCCTGAATGATGCTGTGATCGCCTGTAAACTCCATAATAGTCAAAGCTTCGTCCAAGCGTAGATGATGCGTACTGCAAGTTGGGCTTACTTTGTTGTTGAGTACGGTGTTAGACATACCCATACGTACAGCGATGACTGTTGATCCACCGTGTGATGGGTTATGTACTGTCTTGTGTGCTGCGTCGATAACGTCCATCGTGTCCTTCCTGTTTATAAAAACGTTTAATTTTTTGCTGGGGCTTAGTATTCTAAATATCTGCTTTTAGAGCTCCATTTGTTTTCAATTCAATAATTGCCTGTCGTCCTGTTGGGATACCATGCTGTTTGTAAAAATCTAGGGGTGAATGGCTTTTGAGACCAATTTCTTTAGCTATTTCCCTGAGAGATTTTCCCTCGAAATATTTAATAAGTTCGTTGTAGGTCATAATGTAAAATCCTGTTTTGTCCCACTATTGAAACACTTTGTCCCTATATGTGTCAACATTTTATGTTCTCATATGAGCACAATAAGAGGTTTATATAATGTCTAATACAATTAGTGACAGAATTCAGACTCGAATGAACGATCTCGAATTACGACAAGCAGATTTAGTAAAAGCTACAGGCGCAGGAAGAACGACGGTATCAAATTGGGTCAATGGTCATACCTCTCCAACCGGGGAATTCCCTAGTCTTTTAGCAAAAGCATTAAAGGTGGATACGAATTGGTTGCTAACAGGCGAAGGACATGGGTCCCAAGAAGATCATCTTGAGTTTTTATATGAGTTTATGGAAGGTAGAAGCAAAAGAGAGCAAGACTTCCTTTTTGAGATTACGAAAACTGACCCTAATGGGCCATTTAGTTATCCAGATTTCGCTAACAAGGTTCGTGACCTATTGGGAGTATTGGGCCTCCCACCTAGAGTCAGAGAGAATATTCTCGAAGGTACTGATCCATCTGTACTATTTAATTCAGAGTCGACAGCAACATCAAACCTCACGAATAGTAAAAGTCATAAAATTTCAATTGAGTTATATGAGATAAAAACATGTAACGATGAAAGTGATAAGAATTTTTATTTTGAACCTGTAGGAAAAAATATATCTTTTACAAAATCTTTTTTCTCAAAATATTGTCGTAACCCTGAACACTGCTTAATGCTTTATGCATCGAATGACAGTATGGCTCCGTATATTCAGAGTAGAGATTTTGTCATGATTGATAAATCTATCACTCAGCCAAGGGATGGTGAAGTTTATGCTGTATGGTTTGAGGGAGAACTTATGCTCAAACGTATTTTTAAAGAAGCAGGTGGAGCATTACGCCTCACATCAGACAACGAAAAATATTACGATAAAGTAGTCACTGTAAACACAGAGGTTGATTTCAAAATACTAGGTGAGCAGTTCTATCGTTGCGGATAATAGAGGTTTAAATAGATATTCTTTTTACTAACTATGTATTGTTTTCAATACGCTAAGCACTATTTCATTAAAAAACCCATCTGATATCAGATGGGTTTTTTTTGATAAAATTTAATCAGCTTGAATAATCTAATCATTCTTATCGTCCAACCTTTTCTCTTTTCAAATCAATATTCATTTAACTTTCATTCATCAATCCAGTCGCTTCACAAAATAATCTTCTTTAATTGATTGAACTATTCATTCATTTTTTTGTTACTAAACGAACCTCTAATACATGGTTGAACATTAAATCCCTATTCAGGAATAAAATAGTTTGACATATTTGTCCCAATATAAGAACATATGTATATCAATAGTTGATATCTAAGCGAATCACCATGAACTCAATCAAAGACTTTCTAGCCAGCATTGGCGTTATCACTCTATTAGCAATTGGTGCTACTGCAGCAACGGCTGGCATGCAACAAATCAATGATGCGTTTAATCGTCAGCAGGCAGGTCAGGACGCGATGATTGCAGAACATAAGGCGTATCTAGCAAGCGATGATGACAACTACATCACCGATCCAATGAATGGCTTTGATGCTGAGGTTTATGAAGCGTCTGAGCAGGCTAAGACAGCACGTCACGCTAATCTGTTTATCTCTAATGCTTACGGGAGCGAATAAATATGCCAAATGAATCTCAAGCCATAATCGATCTGCTCCATCAAATGGGCCTAACACCGCTTGATTGGGTAGACGCCAAGCAGTTTGCTGAACTGACTGGCATTGATGAAAAGAAGCTTACTCACCGTAAGCAACACTGGCCAGAAAACGTTGTTTGGATGAAAGAAACTGGTAACCTGTATTATTCAATAAGAGGATATAACAAGTGGATGACGCAGCAGGCAGACATACGTTACCGCAAGGCGTGCGGCTTAGATCGGGGCGCATCCAGATCTACTTTAGCCGAAACGGTAGCTCCCATCACGTCACGCTCCCACACCCAGTCACTGCGGAAGGCATCAAAGCAGCTGCTAAGATTAGACGCGATTTAATTACCAAAGCTGAATGGGGTGTGCTGACAGAAGCAGACCTCGCCAGCGCTAAAGGCGAACTGGTTAATGATGATAGCGTTATCGTTGGTGATGGCGCTCTATTTCAAGAAGTCGCCCAAAAATACCTCAAGCATTGTGAAGCCAACACCGACTCTAAAAAGGATTATGTCAGCGCATTAAATAAGCACTGGATGCCACATTTGGCATTGATGCCTATTCATGACATAACATCCGACCTGATACGCGACATCATATCTGATATCAATTTTAAATCTGATAAGACCTTTAATAATTGTTTGGTACCACTCAGAGGTGTATTCGATAAAGCGCTTGAGCTACGATTAATCGTGCCAGCAGAAAACCCTATGGCTATGATCAAAAATAAAAAGGTGCAATCAGGATTACCTGATCCATTTACACGCGCTGAAATGGATGCGCTATTAAATTGGCTGGATAATAATTTATCAGATAAAGATCACTTCTATTACTGGTACTTCGAAGTAGCGTTTTGGACAGGCTGTCGCCCAAGTGAGCTGTATGCCCTAAGATGGAAAGATATCGACTGGTTTAATGGCTCAGTGATTATCAATAAGAGTCGTGTGCGTGGTGTTGAGAAGCAAGTAACCAAAACTCACACTGCGCGTGAAGTCTATTTAAACGATCGTTCTAAGCGTGCGTTTGAAGCAATAGATGCTATGAAGCTCAGTAATGACTATGTGATGATATGTCCTGAGACAAGCCAGCCTTTCTACAATGAGAAGCCAGCACGCATGCGCCTGATTGAAGCGATGAAGTCTACTCGCGTGCGTCACAGGCCAGCATATAACGCTAGGCACACCTATGCGACAATGCTACTCATGTCTGACGTAAACCCAGTGTTTGTCGCTAACCAATTGGGCCATAGCTTACAGATGCTTATTAAGCGTTATGGACGATGGCTGCATGGTGATCAAAACAAGCTTGAGATATCGAAGCTAACAACTGATTAATATCCTCTCGCCATCCCACCGTTTTATCAAAAAGCTTTTAATCCTACTGCATGAGTTTTATAGGATCGCATCCCAAATGCGATCCTGATGTTCGTGAAACTTTCTATCATCTGCATTCACGCAACTATATTTGTTTATTAACATTGCTCAAAACTTACTAATAAGTTAAAGTTGATTAATATTTTTTTATTATCACAAAAAACTTATAGCTATCAGTATAGTTAATAGAAAGGTAATTTCCGCATGAAAAAACTAATACTAGCCTCTATACTAACTATCTTCGCACTTTCATCTAATGCTGCAATCAAAACAATAGAAAATCCGTTCCAAAGTAATACAGTCTTGAAAGAATCTGTCGAAATCGGCCACCCATTATTTGCCAAAGGTGTAGGTGGTTCGCAGTGCAAAGGCTTACCAAGTGTCTGTGGTCAGATGGCTAATTGTGAGCAGGCTAAGCAAGCACTGAAGTGTGGTAATACTAGATTAGATAGAGATAAAGACGGAGTACCATGCGAATCAATCTGCCCAGGTGGTTAATTAGCGTAACAGCAATATTAGTAGTTTCTTGTACACCTGCCCAAGAAGAGAATCACGGATCTGGTTTCGTTGCAGTAAATGAGGTGTTCTGGGGAGCAAATCATGATACGCCCTATCCGTTTACTACAGATGGTGAAATCTCATGTGGCGTTCACCCAGAATTTGGTCCAGCTGTATATTTTGAGCCTGTAGGCTTTATTGGTGAGTCCTCTATTGGTACCCCACTCAATAAAGCTGCTGCAGAGTCTTTAAAGCAAGCGAGGCTGACGTCAAACGTGCCTTATCGCATCAAGAAGGGTGCTAATTTGAGTGAGGCTAGAGAGGTTGGATTACGAGTGTGTAATGAGCAAAAATTTGAATAAGCACTTCGATATCTTATCAATGATGGTAAAAACTATATATAAACACAATACCAAAACTAAAAACTCATTGCTAAAAGTTCACTTATAAAGTAACCTATTATGACAAACATTGAACCCTATTATTATCCTTTTAAGAAAGTTGGGTACCCCGACAGGCTCAGACCTACGAATCTGCCTATTAACTTGAGCGTCTACTTACTTTGTGATTCAAAGGATGAGCGTGAGATATTTGTTTATAAAGAGAGGCAAGAGATAAAAAGTAATAAGGTGGAATATAAAAATGCCTCCTTACTTTTTGTGAATCTTAAGCGAAGCTTGGGGAACTGTTTGTATATAACTCAAATACTTGATATTTATGGCGAACAACTTCATACCGGATTGACGCATGTTATTAACGGCAAAAAGATCAATATCCACCGCTTAAGAAAAGGCGATGTAAGATTATATTTTATTATCATCGGGCCAAGTATGGTTTTATTCCGCCTTTCCTTGAAGAAGGAAAAAAAAATTAGCAAATCTGAAAGAAAGATAATTACTGATAGAGTAGAGGCTATCTACGAAGTACCACCCAATGAGAACCAACACCTCAAGAGAGTAATATTATGAATGATATAAGTTTATTTGATTTCATAGATGAATTAGAACCTGAAGATATTCAGATGGAAGTTGTTGCGGCTGACCTATCTATGCTCTTAGTACATGCTAATTGCAGCAGATCCCAATTGGCAACAAACTTAGGCTACAAAAAGAGCCGAATATCAAGAGTACTTTCTGGCGATGAGAACCTGACTTTAAAAACCCTAACAAAAGTAACTGATGCACTAGGCTATACTTTCGATGTCATTTTTCACAATAAAAACTATGACCGACCTAAACAGCCTTGGACAATAGATCGGGAAAATAAAAAAAATACTACCCATAAACAAACAATTAAACCAAAAATATTCAATCTTGAACTTCAAACTGGCGATCAAGTAGTAAGTGATGTTTTAGCCGGCAAAGAGTCGGATAAATACATTAAAGTAACAGAGTTTGAAAAAGATAGTTCTAGGTACTTTATCACAAAAAGTGATGTTCAATCATTACCTACAATGCTTAATTCAAAAAAGACTTTTACATATAACTTGGTGAACAGGGTGTCAAATTATGAGTACTAAAGCAGATGCAGAAAAAGATAAAGGTATTGATTCTAAAAATATAAATATTCACATGAACCCTTCTATTCAATCTACTTTTTCAGATCAAATAATTAAGGTTGAGGTAAGTACAGACAACAGTATTGCAAAATTATTTTTCGGACAAGTTATGGAAGGCGATATTTTTCACAACTCTACAATCGTAATCCCATTACAATCACTTCTCGCAATCAAAGAATTAATAAATAGTGAAAAATTCGAAGCAGATATGAACGCACCTAAACAAATATAATTTACTGACTTCATTTATGTATTAAACCCACCTCACGGTGGGTTTTTTATTGTTCAACTAATCAATTTACTATCTTGATAGTAAACTTGTCCCCACTTTCCAAGAATAGGCAATGGCATCCTATTGTCGAGCAATCATGTCAAAATCATGTCATAAAAAAAGCCAGCCACCTAAGTGACTGACTTTATTTAATATATTTGGTGGAGATGGCGGGAGTT